TTATTTTTTTGAAAAATAAGCAAATAAAATGTAAATCGTCGTAATATTCCGTATCGAAAGAAACAAAACATGCAAAGCTCCAAAAGCAAGAAAAGATGCAAGGGCTTTCTCAGTAACAATATATGAAAGCACGCATGAAGATAAAGTAGCAACCAACATCAAAATGGAAACAAAACCAGAATATATCAAATTAATGTAGATAAAATGAAAATTTGTTATTTTTCTGCCATCTACTGACCTCTCGTTTTCTTCTATCAAAAATTTTATTTTGTCATGATCTATTGTTGTAAAGATAGCTATGGCAGAAATAGTAAATCCAACCAAAATAGCAAACACGTTAACCAAAACAGAAGAAAAACCACTAAAGAATATTTCTATTTTGTTGTGCGGTATTATACTGTCAAATAAAATATAAAACAAAACAGACAAAACAAAAGGTGTGAAAAACTCATATGTTATTTCACGTTTTTTCAAAGCAGAAAAATAGTCGTATATAGTATGACTATAATCTGAGTAATAAAATTTCACCCATTACCTCCTATAGCATTCTTTAAAGCCAATAACATGCTATCCGAATCCACCTGATTGTTAGCGTCAAGTTCGACCTTTATTGAACTCTTGTCTTTAAGATGATCCGTGTCCAAGAGAGTTTGAGCATTGCTACCAGTTTTCCCATAAATTTTAATTCTACTTATATCATAATTTGCCTTTTTGTTGCGCATTATATCAAAAAAGCTTTTGGCTGTATCTTTTATAGACGTCTTTTTAACAGCTGAATATGTTATTTTTGCTTCATTTTTTACATCGTTTGTTGATATTTTTTTATTACCAAAGCTGTCAGTTACCATTACATGTGGAACATATATTTCTACAACCATTGCTCTTGATAAATCACCAAGCTTTGTTTCAAAATTACCAGATACCGAAAGCCCAGCCTCTACTCTGTAACCATTAATTACATTGACTATAAATTTGTTAATATATTTTACAAATGATGTGATAGAAATACCTGATCTTTTTTGTTCTAACAAAAGAAGAGCGTCTTCAGTATCAACTCTTATTGCAAAATGTGTCTTTTCCAATTCTCCTTCTGTTGTTTTTTTAGGGCTAACCCTTTCTTCATGAGTACCTTTTTCTATAAGAGGTGGCCTATAGTCATATTTTGCAGATTTAAAATACCCATATACAATATTAGACCCATGCTCTTTCAGATTACACAAAAAATGAAATTTCTTGTTAGCAGAATCATCTAATTCAATACTAGTGTTAACAGTTTTACTTATAGCTAAGAAACACTTTCTGATGTGATCTGGTGAAATTTCACTATTATCTTTTTTTGAAACAAGCTTCAATGAATAATGTACTATTGTTTTCATTGACTTTTCTGCCATGAAGTCTCCATATTTTTTGATGGTTACAATACTATTACGGCATTGCCCACTGTCATATAGTTGCTAAAAGTATTTTAAACTTGACGTCTAAGCCCTCATCACGCCCTCCTCCCCCATACCACACCACCCTGCCTATAGCACGTTCAGGCCGTCCTGCCGCTCGACCCGCACCGCGGCCGGCACACACACTATATAGTATAGTCGTCACCGAGCCGGCCAGTGCGCCTGGCCGCGCTTCACTTCAGCCCCCTACCCCGCCTTGATCCGCTCCAGCTCTTCCTTTACCGTCATCCACACCCGCATCTTGGCTACCTCGGACAATGAGAGCCAGTCATTGAGAAACGCCGTCGCCACGGGATCTTCGGAACCTTTGTCCGTTACCGCGACCTCAGAAGCCGGAGCGCCGCCATGAATACCAATATGAACATTGCCGTTGACGGCATTACCATTCTTTACGCTCTGGAGAACCGTCTTCCCGTTCTGCGGGTCGTCCGTCCCCTCCCCCCGCCTCATTGGCCCCTCGCCGGTCAAAAGCCAGTTCGTGTCGATACCCTGCTTTGCCAGAGCCTCGAAAACCTTTCCCCCAGGCACACTTTTCCCCAGCTCGTAATCCTGCCACGACCGAAAGCTTATTGAAAGCAACGTGGCCATTGATTTCTGTTCGTGGCCCAAGGCCTCTCTGGTCGCTTTTAGTCTTTCCGCAAGCGTCATTTGATGTCCCACCAGCATTCAAGTTCAGGCAAACAAACTTGAATGCTAACTTGAATGTTTGCTTCATATTATTCAAGTTTTACATGTAATTGAAATTTAAAAGTTATTTCACGAAGGCACGGGAAGATAAAAAAATACAACTTGAATGCACACTATTCTGTTGACACACACAGAATGATTCTGTATTTATGTTGACATGAACACAACACAAACCCCAAAAAATCCCGACCAGCGTCGGGCATGGATTCTTTATCAGCTGCACCTGGCCGGGTCGTCGTTCGCCGACCTGGGCCGGGAGCTGGGTGTTACGCGCAATGCCGTGCGTAATGCCATCGACAAGCGTTATCCCAAGATGGAGCGCGCCATCGCCACCAAGATCGGGAAGCGTCCCGAAGAAATCTGGCCGGAGCGGTACGCTTCTCGAGAAAAAGGAGAACACTATGCCATGGACAAAATTGCCGGCAATACACGCCAAAGCATTTGAAATAGCGTGTTCGGCTCCGCCGGAACTTAAGACACAAATCGCCCCCCTGATCGGACGGATGCTTGAAGCTGGCGCCTCATGGGATGAAGCGCAAGAAGCGTTGTTCGAGGCAATGTCCCTTTACGCACAAAACAGCAAGCAGCCAAAAGCCCCAGGCACGCAGATCAGTGCCGAATGGCTTAATGCCGTTGCTCAGGAACACATATCATTCAGCGTCACGCCTAAAGCCAATCGACCGCTTCGGTCTTTCAGGCTCAAGCGCACAATACCCCAGCCGGGCGACGAATTGCGAATAGTGGATGATCACGAGCCCGTCATTGCCCACTTGGTCCGTACCGCGCAGAATTATGGTTTGCGGTTCGATGAACGCAAGTTCACTGACAGAGAGGTCGAACGCCTGAATGACCACGTCGCAATCTTGCGGGGCCGCGCTCTCAAGCTGTTTGATCTGCTCTACAAGCGTGTCGAAAAAGCAGCTCCCGGAAAGGTCTTTTTCACCATGTAATACCCGCCGCAGCAACTTGTCTTCCATATCAACATCCTCCAAGGGTTTGTGAAATGGCTCGGGGCGATTTGCGAAAGTACCAACATCCATTGACAGTTTCAACACATTTAACGAAAACCCACCGGCTCCCTTCGACTCCGCTCAGGGCGGGCCGCTCAGGGACCGGGGGCGGGAGGATAACAGGATGACTACAGAGGAAAAAGCGGCCCTGGCCGCGGAAGTGGCAAAGACGATCGAGACCAGAGCCGATGGAGATGAGCATCAAATTGTTTCACTGGTTGCAACACTACTTTTGGGTGGTGGCTGGAGAGTCAAGCTCGGTGACTAATCGATAAGCTTCGGCGATTTCCCGAACCGTGGTTTTGGGGTCCCAAACCCCGCCACTGCGGATTTTGGCAACCGCGATGTCTTTGACTATCAGCATCATCAATTCAGTTTTATCCATTCCTGCTCACCTCCTCTCTCTCGTCACGTTGGGGAACGGTCAGCATAGCAGAAGGTGAGCAGGGACAACAGAATTCTAACCAATTTGGGACCAACCATGAAACTGCCCGAACCATACTATACCGCCAAAGAACTCGCCGGAAAGCCGGGCATGCCGGGAACAGTGCAAAACGTTAATAGCAAGGCTAAACGTGAAAACTGGCCCTGGCGCAAGCACGCGGGCAAGGGGGGCGGACGGGAATACCCACTTTCCAGCCTGCCCGCCGAGACCCGCGCGGCGTTGGCGGTGGCTTCGACTACTTCGGCTTCGCTCAGCACACGTCCGCTCAGCAACCAGACACCGGCCCCCGCCGACGGTTCGACTCCGCTCACCGACCGGTCCCTGAGCGAAGCCGAAGGGGCCGCCCTGGTTACGATGGGCATCAACCCCCTGCACCCCGAAACCCAGAAGATGATCCGGGCCGGCCGAGCCGCCAGAAAACAGAAGGATCTGGACGACGACGCCCGCCGGCGCATGAAAGAACTGTCCCTGGCCCGCTTCAACCAACTGCCCGAAGAAAAGCAACGCTCCGGCAACGCCCACTACGAGATCATCAAGAGCGCCAAGACCTACTGTGTCGCCGCCGGGGTCCATCCAGGCAATGAACAGTGGTTGAAACGCTTTGCAAGCGCCTATAACGACGGCTCCCTGAGTCTTCCGGAATGGGTGCGGGACGAGATCCCGCGCATCTCCACCTCATCCCTCTACCGCTGGCGGCGGGAATACGATGCCGGCGGCATGTTTGAACTGGCCGACGGCTACGTCTCCAAAAAAGGGCAGACCAGCCTGACCACAGACCAGCAGGAGCTGGCCATCGCCATGCAGATCCAGTTTCCCGGCTGCGCCATCAAGAAAGTGGTCGCCGCCCTGGAAGCCCGGCGCATGCCCGCCCCCCACGGCCAGGTAAAACGCTTTGTTCAGCGCTGGCTGGCCATGAATCAGAGCTTCCACCTGTACATGACCAACCCGGACGAGTGGAAGAACAAGAACATGTTCGCCTTCGGCAACGCATCGGAACAGGTGGAGCGCCTCAACCAGGTCTGGGAGGCCGACTCCACCCCCGGCGACATCATGCTGTCGGATGGCCGCTTCGCCGTGATCGGCGCCCTGGACGTCTACTCGCGCCGCCTGCGCCTCCTGGTCACCCCCACCTCCAAGGCCACCGCTATCTCGGCGCTTTTGCGCCGCTGCATCCTGGAATGGGGGGTCATGGAGACGCTCAAGACCGACAACGGCCAGGATTACGTCGCCCACCACATCGAGCGGCTGCTGGCAAGCCTGGAGGTGGAGCACGTGCTCTGTCCCCCCTTCACCCCCGAAGCCAAGCCGCACATCGAGCGCGCCCTGGGGGTGTTCTCCCACGGCATCGTCGAGCTTTTACCCGGCTACATCGGCCATTCCGTGGCCGACCGCAAGGCCATCGAGGCACGCAAGAGCTTCGCCGATCGGTTGATGAAACGCGGCGGGGAAGTGGAAGTGAAGCTGACCTCCCTGGAGTTCCAGAAGACCTGCGACCGCTGGGTGGACGCCATGTACATGCACGACGCCCACGGCGGGCTTGACGGCAAGACCCCGGCGGAGATGGTGCGGGAATGGACCACGCCGATCCGCCAGATAGCCGACGTGCGCGCCCTGGACGTGCTCCTGCACCCGGCCCACAAGGACGGCGGCTACCGGATCATCGGCAAGGAAGGCGTCCGGCTGGACAACCGCGACTACATCGCCCCCGAATTCGCCGGCCGCGAGCGCGAGCGGGTACGGGTGCTGGTGGATGACACCGACCTGGGACATGCCTACATCTATGCCGAAGATGGCAGCTTCATCTGCTGCGCGGAAAACCCGGAATGGCAAGGCATTTCCGGCGCCGACATGGCCAGCTACTGCAAGGCCCGCCAGAAGGCGTTGAATGTCGAACAGCGGAAGGAACAGATCAGGAAGAACAAGGAATTAAAGGTCGAAACGGTGCCCGAGGACATCCTGAACTACCGCGAGGAACGGATCGCCACCATCGTCGAGTTTCCCAAACAAAGCGTGCCCTATGTCACCCCGGCGCTGGCCGAGGCCGCCAAGGCCGCCCTGGAGCGGGACGCCCGAGCCGCCGATCGCGCCGCCCAAGGCTTGCCGGTGGAACACCGCGAGCTGCCGCCGGAGGTGCTGGAGTACGAGGCCCGCCAGGAAGAAGCGGAAAAACAGAAGGTGATCAGCCTGGAGAACAAGCGGAAGTTCAAGGAAGTTCAGTGCCAGGCGGACGTGTACTACGAGATCCGCGCCCGAATCAAGGACGGGACAGCCACGGAATACCAGAAGCAATGGAAAAAGGATTTCGAATACTGGGAAAACAGCGGCGGGAAGATCGTGGGGCTGATGAAGGAAGACCCCTACTGTCTGAAAGACCCGGAGGAAAATAAACAGAAGCAGAAAGAGGGATAGGAAGAAATCCCCCCCAGCCCCCCTTTGACAAAGGGGGGAGCTTTGAACGTCCCCCTTTGAAAAGGGGGATTGAGGGGGATTTGAATACACGAAAAGCCGGGTAGCCGCCCGGCTCTTCAAAACCCACAGGGGTAAACCAATAACAGGAGGAAGATAGCAGATGTATAAGCCACTCGTAAAGACCAAAGACGTGCGCAACGCCGCGACGCATACCGCAGAACTGTTGAACCGCGAAGTAGATACCGAGGGCATGGGCGTGTGGTTCGGCCCTCCGGGCGTGGGCAAGACCACCACCCTGGGGTATGTGCGCGGGCTGTACAAGGGAATCTACATCCGGGCCATGACCTGTTCCACCGTCACCAGCATCCTGGGGGATTTGTGCAGCGCCTTGGGGTGGGTCTCGCCCAAGCCGGGGGTCAAGCGCATGCTGCGCAAGACCGACATGGTGGATTTCATCATCGACCGCCTGACCCGCGACCAGGATAACCCCGACCGGCCGGTGCCCCAGCGCCCGATCTTCGTGGACGAGGCGGATTATTGTATGCGCGACTTCGTGCTCATGGACATTCTGCGGGACATTTACGACCAAACCAAGTGCCCGGTGATCTTCATCGGCATGGAAGATTTCGCCAGAAAACTGAAGGAGCACAGCCGCTTTGCCCGCAGAACCGTGCAGTGGACCGAGTTTCACGGCCTGGATCGCGACGACGCACTCCAGGTGGTGGAAGAACGATGCGAAACCAGGCTGGCGGATGATCTGTTCGAGTATGTGTTCCGCGAGACCAGGGGCAACATCGGGCGACTGGTCATCGCCTTGCAGTTCATCGACAAGTTCGCCATCAGAAACGGCGCTTCCAGCCTCGACCTGAAGGAATGGGGCGACCGGCCGCTGTACTTCGACCAGCCGGTGTTCGGCAAGAAGAACTGCAACGGCAACGCCTTTTAATTTCGATTACATACGGGTTTCAGGAGGGTAGCAAGTGACTGGCAAGAAAGGCATGAAACGGAGGAAAGCACAGGCCGATTCCATCAGGTCCGAACTGTGGACCTCCATGCGGGTTCTGGAGCGAGATTTGTTTACCATCCCGGCGCTGGTACAAATCACGCCGGGCTCCACCGAGAGCAATACCAGAAAGTTTCTGATCTGGCTGGTGCGCCACGGCTATGTAGCCAAGGTGGGCAACGGCGGCGGGGGCCGGCTGGGTAACCATCAGCGATACAAGCTGACCAGCCCCGATTTCATCTATCCGGTAGTCTGCTCAAAATGCGGTCAGCCGATCAGCGCCACGGTATTGTCAGGAGGCGGTGCGTATGGTGTTGATTTGATTGAGAGTCGTCTTGTGGGTCTGTGAGATATCTTGTTGATCTCTTGTAGGTTTCTTCTCTGTGGAGCAATGGGGTCAAATCTATGGCGAGGCGCGGCGTTTGGCATAGAATCGAGCGACTCAAGAAGGCGCGGCGCTCTGTTTGGTACTAACGTCTTTCCAACAGACTGCCGAGGTTCGCGACGCTGGCCACGCTGTTTTTAATGAAGCGAAGATGGCACGAGAGGAAACACCATGATCAGGATCGGCAACAAAGCGCGGTCAGTCGGTTGTACCTGGAGCACCATACTTGATTCTGAACCGGTACTCAAGTTCCTTCATCTCGTCGTCTATTGCCGTGGCCTTGGCACTGTAGATGATCGGGCCGTAGTAATCGGGCTTCACTATCCGGTTGAGCTCGACGTATCGCTCGTGCGCCAGGGAGATGAACCGCTCAATGTTCTTGTCACGGGCAAGCGCCTTGCGGATATTATCGACCTGAACGCCGCCATATTTCCTTTTTGGATCAGGGAGAAACAGGATCTTGTCGAGCGGGGAATCTTTGGGGGTTATGTCCAGCAGTTCCCCGCCGGGGCTTTCCCAGATGCAATGGAACTCTGCCTCGATCAGGACTTTCGGCCACTCCCAGATTGCCCAGCCGAGGTGCTGTTTTCCGCCGTGATGCATGACGTGCTGTGGAACAATGCTGAAGCATTCGTTGACTGGCTGACCCGGTACAGGCCGCAAGGGAACCCACACCGGCTCATTCCGGCAAATGCTCCGACAAAAGGAAGTAACGTATGGTTTCAATAACCTTGGATACACAATGAGTTATGCTTTCTTCGACAACCGGCTGACGACACCCGCGATCTTGTCCAGGTCTTGCTCGCCGAGCTGCGTTGTCGAAGTGATCCGCTTGCCCAGCTTCTCCTCCACTATTCATTTACCCCTAATTTCAAAGCTCTGCTTTTTATCATATTTGCCATATGTTCAAACATGTTATCTAATTCAGGTTTTGGGCTTGAATCATCAAAATCAATTAGTTTTTCAAATAAAACAGAAAAAGCTTTGAACATTTCTTTTAGTTCTTCAACATCTGGCAATAAATCCTTTCTTAAATCAATAATCATCCTATAAAGATGATATGCAACTGATGCCTGTATTCTTGATTCTGGGTATTCTATTCCTTTTGTTTCAAAACTAGCCTGAACAAGATCTATAAACAGTTGTTCTTCAAAAGATATTTGTTCGTAATAATATCCCCCTTCCCCTTGCCTAATTTCCCCATCACCGATTGCAAGCCAATCCAATCTTACCGCAGCCGTTTTTGCTATAGCAACCAATACTAAACGTGATGGTTCACTCTTACCCGATAGATACTGGTGCATAACGGTAGGTGAAACTCCACACTCTATAGCAAAAGAGCGAACGCTTCGCGTTCCAATTGCGTTTTTTAACCGCTCTGGAAATCCCTTGTCATATCCAAGACTTTCAATAGTTGTCACGTTAAACCCCATACGACGAGCGCAATAACAATCATTTTTATTGACAATGGTTGTTATTGCGTTTATATGTTCGCTATAGCTTACAAGGTAAGCTCGCTTGCGAGGAGGTTATCAAATGGACGAACTCAAGGCAATTGAAATCAAAGTATCATTGCTGCGACTTGGCATAAAACAGGCTGATATTGCAAGAAAAATGAACGTGACACGCATATCGGTTCATGACGTAATTCATGGGAAAAGAACAAGCCGCCGGATTATGGGCTACATCGAAGCACTCATCAAATCGGAGGAGAGTCATGCTCAAGCCACACACCATTAAGAAGCTGGTAACGATGACGGAAGAAGAGTGGTTGGCCATCTACCGCGCTGCCCAGGAGCAAGGGATCGACCCGGTGCAGTTCATTAAAAAAGCTGCTGCCTCAGCCGTTGAAACGCTGAAATCAGTGCCAAACAGAACGCCGCAAAAGTGTCTTTAGAACCGACATCTAAAGACACTTTCTAAAGACACATGACAAAAGTCTAAAGACGCTCATAAATTCAACAGGTTATATCATGACATACGAAGATGAACATTACACTGATGTCAAAACTTTGGCTACAACATGGCTTCCGACCAGTGCAACCAAGGAAGATGTGTCAAATAAATGTAAAGCCATCTTGAGGGGTATCCAAGCCGGTAAATACGAATCCGCCCGCCAAGCCGAGGCTACCCAGAAGAACGGTAGATCTTTGGGCCAAGGTGGCAAAATCTGGCAGATCAACATTGCTGACCCCGCCGTACCTGTGGCCGTCAGAATCAAATGGTTTGACGCCATGCTTGCCATACCCGAACAGCCGTCCCTGCCCGCCGTAGCCGCCGCGAACCTTCCTGTCGTCGTGCCCAAGTCCTTGACCGTCCCGGACACGCGGGAGCTGAACGGCAAACAGGAAAGGATCATCACCGCCCGCTTCCAGCTCCTGCTGATGCTCGAAAACAGAGGGCCGGGCAAGAAGGTTGCTCAGGCCGCCCGCGACATAATCGACGCCATCAACAACGGTACCGACGAACGGTTGGTGAATATCGCCAAGGTTGCCAATGATCGCAAGGGGACAGAGCGCGGCCTGTCACTGAGTACCCTGATGCGCTGGTGGCATATGTACCAGAAAACCGGCAAGAAACAGAACGCCCTGGCACCGGTCAAGAAAGACCGGATGCCGCGTAAAGACCTTGTGGAGTGGCTGCGTGATTACGCGCCCGGCACCGCCGAACATACGTCTTTGCCGGTCTGCGTTCCCGCCTGGGTTCCCTACTTCCTGGACGAATACCGCCGCCCGCAAAAGCCGTCCATGCAGGAGTCATGGCGACAGATCAGCCGCACCATGCCGCCGGACATCACGCGCCCATCATACGATCAGATCCGCCGCGTCATGAAGAAAGTACCGGTGGTTCACAGCGAGAAGGGGCGCAGAGCCGGAGCCGAATACAACAGCCTCCTGGGGTACGTGGAGCGGGACGCCTCCGGCTTTGCCCCCATGTCCATCTGTCAGATTGACGGCCACAGCTTCAAGGCCTACGTGGCACATCCCGTCACCGGGGCGCACTTTCACCCGGAAGTCTGCGGCGTGATCTGCATGACAACAAAGGTGCTTGCCGGCTGGGCCGCCGGAGTGGCCGAGAGCAACCAAACCGTTGGCGACGCCTACCGCCACACCTGCACCGTCAACGAAAACAAGCCCTGGGGCGGCGTTCCCGCCATCCTGGAAGCCGACCGGGGAGCCGGGAACATGGCCAAGGTGAACAGTGACGACTATATCGGGCTGTTCGCGCGGATTGGCACCACCTTTATTCCACCAAAGCGGGGCGGCAATCCCCAGGGTCACGGGGCAATCGAGCGGAGCAATCAAACCATCTGGATTCGGGCGGCCAAGAGCCTTGTAACCTGCACCACAAAGGACATGGACCGGGTCGCCCGCCGCCAGGTATACGACCGCCTGGAGGCGGACCTGAAAGCGGTCAAAAAGGCCGGAAAACTGGGAATGGTCCCCAAAACATCGGATTTGCTCATGTCATGGCCTGAATTCCTGGAATTTTTGAACCGGGTTGCCCTGGAGTACAACACCACCCCGCACAAGGCCCTGCCGAAGATCGTTGCTCCACGTCCGAACGATCCAGACGGCCCGGCGGTAAGCCGCCACATGACCCCTTTCGAGTGCTGGGCCGATTACGTGGCGCAAGGATTTGAACCGGTCCACCCGGACGATGTGTTGCTGCACAAGATCTTTGCTCCCCATGCCACGGTTACCGTCAACCGGCAAAAGTTCACTCTGAACGGCAACAGCTATCACTCGCACGACCTGGGCGAATACCACGGCCAGCAGGTCATTGTGTCCTACGACATCCACAATGCGCACACCGTGGATGTGTTTGATGCTGATGAGAATTTCATCTGTGCGGCACAGTGGAACGGCAACCGCGTCCATGCCCGGCCCGTGCCGGATGTGGAACAGGCCGCCATGCAGCGCCACAGCCGCCGCGTGAAGAACAAGGAAAAACAGCTCGACCTGATGAACGCGGAAATGGACAGGAAAACCCTCGAAATCAGGCCGCTACATATTGATCTCGATCAGGAAACCATCGATTACGAGGCAAGGGAAGAACAGAAAAGACTGGAGCAGGTGGCAGCGCCCAAGGTCTTCGAGGATGAGCATGCAGTATACGACGACATCAGGGAACGGCAGCAGCACGGACAGGCTTCCGCCTATGAAATCCAATGGGCCGATGACAAGGACGCCTCATACGAGGGGCGGGGCCATGTCGGGCTTTTCAATACGGATAGGTATTGCCAGGGCAGGTTCAAGCCGGAAAACATGCTGAAACCAATTGAAAAAGCCGTTGGTGCAACCAACACCAACGGCATTTGAAACACCCCGAGCGATGGGGATATTACCAGGAGGAAAAATATCATGAGACATGTCATGGCGACAACCAAAAACATGCGTAAGTTCATGCAGGCCACTGACGATCTCCTTTCCCGACCCATGGGAACGGAAGGAATGGGCTTGCTCTGGGGGGCACCGGGTGAAGGCAAGAGTACGGCGGTTGCCCGGGTGTGCGACCAGTTCAACGGCATCTATGTTCGGGCCGTGGGCTGCTGGACCGTTACCAGCATGCTGGGCGACCTCTGCCGGGAACTGGGAGGAGAACGACGGCTACGACGGAAGGACATGATTGATTTCATCGTGTACGAACTGAAGAAGGATAACTGCGCTCCCCGCCCCATTTTCATCGATGAAGCGGATTACTGCTTCCGGCAGTTCGACATGGTGGACGCCCTGCGGGACATCTACGACCTTTCCGGCTGCCCGGTCATCATGATCGGCATGGAGGACATCGCCAAAAAAATCAAAACGAATGCCCGAATTGCACGCAGAATCACGCAGTGGGTGGAGTTCAAGGGGCTTGACCTGGAGGACGTGAAAACCGTGGCCCGTGAATGCTGTGAAGTGAAGATCAGCGAAGACTTGGCTCTTCATCTGCACAAAGAATGCAGCGCCAACATAGGACGGGTAATCATCGGCCTTACGAAAATCGAAAAGCTGGCAAAGGCCAGCTCCCTCGACGTAATGGATTGCGCCGCCTGGGGCAACAGGCCGCTGTACTACGATCAGCCGTCATTCTCGCGGCGAAGCAAAAACGGCAACGGGGAGGGTAATTGCTGATGCGGAAATACAATGCCCGGCGCTGCATGAGACAGCGGATTTGGTATGCAATGAGAGTTATGACCCGCTTCACCATTCCCGACTTGTGCCGAACGGTGGAGGGCTCGACTATCGCCAACGTACAGAGCTTTGTCAGCAGGCTGTACAAAGAGGGCTATGTCGGCAAGGTTGGCAAGGTGCGCCGGGGTTATGCCGGGGAATACCAGGGCTACCAGCTCATCAATAACACCGGCCCGACCATGCCGGTTCTTTTGAAGGGCCGCCACAAAAAGGAAGCAGTAACAAAAACACTAACTGAGAAAGAAACAAAAGAAAGCATTGAAACTCAGACTGTTAGACACAGCGGGGAGCTGCCACCACAGGAAATGGAGACCTTGCCATGATGACCAGGGAAGAGAGATTACAACTCCTTGCGGATATGTGCCGCAAACATGGCCAGGCCGAAGTTGCCCGGAGGATCGGCAAGAGCGATAGCGCCGTGAGTCAGATCCTTTCCGGCTCGTACCAAGCCAACCCGGACGGCATTTTACAACGAGTTGAAGAGGTGTTTGGAACAACTGTTGTTGCCTGTCCGGTGCTGGGTAACATCCTCCTGGGAGTCTGCGCCGAAAAGCGAAAACTACCATTCGCGGCAACGAACCCCCGCCGGGTGCAACTTTATGCGGCTTGCCAGAACTGCAAGGAAAGGGGGGTGCTGTGACTACGGAAAAAGCTCTGGAAACCATCAATCCATCCAACATCCTCAATGACCTTGAGGAATGCCTCAGTATCACGAGTTTCCTGAACCTGGCATGCAATACAATCATGGGCCGGGAAGCACGCAATCTGCCGCAAGACAACCGTGAAGCCTGGGGTGCGACGCTGTGCTTTTTCCACCTGCAAGACAGACTCCAGAATGTCATATCAACAATAGAAGGGGAAAAGCCGTGACTGAAATCGAAAAAAGAGACCAGGAATTATTGAAACGAGACATCAATGATCGCCTATTGGAACTGAATGGACTTACGCATGCACTGGAGCTGTTCTTTTTCGAATGCGACCTTGAAAGGATGAAAAAAGATCGATTTGAACCCGGCCTTCTTTTCGCCATTCAGAAGCGTCTTTACAACGATCTTCACAGCCAATTTCAAAGGCTTATCAACTGACCGACAGGCCGGAAGGGAATGACTCATGAAAACGGTACGAAATCTTGTTGAACTCTTGATCAAGATCGAAACCGCCCTGATTCGGAGAAGGGCGGCGCGAAGGGCGGCCCGTGTCGCCTGCTGCATGGTGCTGAATGGCTGCCGGGGATAAAACGGCGGCGGGAAGAGGATTGAGTGACAACGGGGGCCGCATGCGGTCCCCGTTACCTGTTGCCGCTCAAGGCGGCGAGAAAGAGAGGGAAACGGTATGGTACAGCAGAGAAAAAAAACAACGGCAAAGCCGATAACGGCGGCGCAGATCAAACGGATACACACCCAACTTCACATGCTGGGGGTGTCTGACGAAAACTACCGAGCGGCTCTGGAAAGCCGCTTCGGCGTCACCACCTGCAAAGACTTGACGCTGACACAGGCCAAGTCTTTCATTGATGAACTTCAAGCGCTTGCACACAAAAAGCTTCAGGAGGATTACAGCCGTAAACGGGCCGCTGCCAGGGCCGAGGCCGAAGCCGCCAAGCCGAAACGCTTTGACGAACTGGACAACCGCCCCGGCATGGCATCGGGGGCGCAACTCCGCAAGATCGAGGCCATGTGGGCGGACCTCAGCGACGTTCCCGACCCGGCGGCCAAGGCCCGCGCCCTGCGGCGCTTCATCATGCGAATTGCCAAGGTTGCTGATCTGCGCTTTCTGGATGGTCAGATGGCGGGGTGGGTTATCAACGCCCTGAACGCCATGAAGCGCCAGGCGGAGAAGGCCGGCGAAGAGGCGAAGCCGAAAAAAGCCCGCTGAGGGACTTGGAGGCGTCGGGACAGGGGTAGATATAGGGCGGTGCATCCGAAGCCCGTGAGCAAAGAGTTAAACGCTAGTTAAATGCTATTCCAAAAACAGGCAGTTAGCCGGAATACGAGGGGCGGGGGAAATCTCCCGTCTCTCTCGAAAACCGGGCGACAATCACCGGGAAAGAACGAAAGGGAAGGAATGGACAACGAGACGCGGGAGAAACTGTCAAATCTGTATAGCCGCTACTGCAAGTCATGGCTCTGGTGCCTGGATTTTCTCGCCGGTCTCCCATTTTTTGCGGCGGGCTTCCTCGTGCGGTTCGCCAGGGAATGGTTTCTGATCGGCGGCGGCCTGTATAACTTTCTGAACGAGATGAACCAAAGAACAAAACAAAGAGGAGTAAATCAGTGAAAAAAATTATCTGTGTTCTTGCGGCCCTGCTGCCCTGCTTGCTTTCCTGCGGTCGCCCTGAATCCACCAACGAGGACAAGCGCCCACGCTTCCACAATACCAGTTCGAACCATGTAATCTTGCCGGGAGCGCCCAGGACAAGCCCCGCCGAGGTTGTCCCCGGCGAAACAATTCTGGACGTGCCATGAACAGAGGAACGATGCCCTCTGAAGCCAAACGACGGACCCCCTTGGAACTCTACCGGTCCATCTGGACCACCCTTGAAATCTTCCGCCAGGCAACCGCCGAAGAGGTCGCCACCGTTACCCCCGGCGCATCTTACCGGGCCATCCGGACGGCTCTCCGCCGGTTGGAAACCCACGGCTATGTGACGAAGCAGGGCGGCCGCAAGGCCGTCTTTCGCAAGTCCGTAAAAAGCCTGTATCTGCACGGAACCTGTGAACGCTGCGGCACTTCGCTTGCCGCTCAAACCTGCACTTTCATCAGCCAACCAAACCAGCCGCAAGCCTGCTTGAAATAACCTTCATTTCCCTGGGGTGCGCCGTTCATATGGCGGTGCGCCCCCCCTCCTCCAGTTCCGCCCCTGCATTTAGTAAATTGGTTTACCAGCTTTTTGTCGGTCAACTTGATAGAACCAAAAGCGAAAAATAAACCGCTTGATTTCTCTCGTTACAACCAGGGGGCGCTGTGCAACAACTCGCCATAACACAACCCGCGCCTGATCCTTACGCCGCATGGCTGGCGGCAAACGCTACCGGCTACTGTCAGCGGTTGAGAGCAACCATTACGCCCGCCGCCTGCGCCGAAAACAAGCGACGCTCCTACCAGGCGTATGGAAACCACCGCTGCCGGTTCTGCGGCGGCCTAAACGACCAGGCTAGGCCGGTTCCGGAGTGCCAACCAGTACCAGCCGAGGCCGCATGTCCCCCCAAGATCGTTGACGAGACGCCCGTCGCGAACCTTGCCGACGAGACGCCCATCACGAGGATTGCCGCCGAACCGGCGGCGCGGATCGGCGCGCAGTACGCCGATGAGCTGGAGCTGGAAGAACTTCTTTCCGACCTGTTCGGAGAGGATGAAGAGGAAGAGCCGGAACCGAAAAAGCGGCGTGTCGTCTATCTTGAAGACCCACCCGAAAAACGCAACTCCGTTCCGGTCTATACCGGGCGGTGTACGCGCTGCGGCGGGTACATGCTGAACGCCCTGGAGCGGCACGACGGCATTATTGATGACGACGTGTACCGCTGTTGCTCTTGCGGGTGGAGAACCTCGAAGACGTACGAAATCAACCGAGCGCTGGCGGCGCGGGGAATAATGCCATGACACAGACAAAAAACGACAAACTGGTTGGATTTCTCACCCGCGAAGCAGCCGCCCTGCTTGAGCGGCACGGCGAGGATGCAAAAACTGCCCGCCGTGGTGCTGATGCTTTTGTGGAGCGGTTGCGGTTGGTTATCGGTAGTGTTCAGTTCTACGTAGCGGCTAACCTTCGTGAAGAAAAAAAACTCATCCGGGAAAAAGTCGTCAATAGCGACGAATCCGTCAACGAGCTTGCCCAACGGCACGGACTTTCAACCGTGCGGATTTATCAGATTATGAGAATCACCAACAGTAAAAGCCCACCCACAAAACAAAATGGCGAGATCCGCGCAATCGCTATTGAAGTTGCTCGTATGCTGATAACGCACGGGGTGGAACCGGAAGATGCGGCACAGGCGGCGAGCGGGTTCATCTCCATCTTTACCGCGCATTTTGCGCGGCAGATCATATACCTTAAAAAAGGTGCCCAAGAGAAAGCAGCTAAAAAAGACCGACAAATTGTCCGCCAGTATCGGGCGGGTGTTCCTATCAGGACAATTGCGGAGAACTACGGCGTAACCATCGCACGAGTTGGGCAGATCATCAAGAACCAGGGGGAAATCAGCCCTGGCCAAAAGCGCTCCGCGATGACGCTCTCCCGCCTAAAAAAAAGCATCTTGGAAGCGTCGGTCACGTACCGTCAAAACCAGCCAAACGAGGAAGTCTTCAGCCTGCTCATGACCGCAGCCGATGCGGTGGACAAGGCGCGGACAATAGCGGCGGGAAATCCAATTTTAGACAAAAAGGAATAACCCTTATGAATTTGCTCAACCAGGATTACACCGTGGAATTGGACCAGGGCACAGCCGGTGAGGCTCCCACTGAAATTGAACTTATTCCGCGTGAAGGGAAAATCGTCGGAAGAGACGGGCGCAGCTGGTTGAACGATCAGCCGCGCACCATCATCAGTGCTTTCAACCAAGATGGCCTAAAATTGCCGATTGACCTGGAGCATTCGACGCAGCAAAAGGCCCCCCAGGGCGACCCCGCGCCGGCTGTGGGTTGGATTGTCAAACTCTACCTGAACCCCTACGGGGCAATCTGGGGAACCATCGAATGGACCAGCCAGGGCCGGAATCTAATCGAGTCCAGGGCGTACCGGTACATTTCCCCGGTGTTCACCTATGACCGCTCCACAACAAGCATTGTCAAACTCGTCTCCGCCGGACTGACCAACCGGCCAAACCTTTTTCTTCAGGCGCTGAATAGGGTGGATCCAACCTTTTCGCATTACTCCCTTGCCACAAACAGCCTCTATGCTTCACCGACTCCCGCGCCTGAACCCTTATCGGCTCAAGAACTGAAAATCTGCAACATGATGGGAATCGACCCTCATGAGTACATTCAGGCAAACGCGGCGAACTTGGCCCGCCCCACCCCGGTTGCCGTGAACAGTTCCGAACCATCGACGGCCCATGGATTGGGGAGAGAAGAGCTGAAGATCATCAACATGATGGGAATCTCTCCCGATGAATACATCGCGGCGAACGCCATTCGCACTACCAGTCAATTTCCTTTGTCCATGAACAGCCAGCAGCCGGGGGTGGCGCTGGGGTTGAGCAGAGAGGATTTACGCGTCTGTGAATTAACGGGAGTCTCCCCGGCCGACTATTTGGGAACCGTGCAGCAAGAACACGCGGTGGGGAGAAACCAGCAAGGTGAGTCGCTGGAAGAACTTGAAATCAGGATTGCAAAGCTCGTGGGCATCCCTCTTGCCGACATCCCTAAAATCAAGGCCCGTGTGGCCAAAGAACTGGAAGCATACACGCCGCTTACTGCTGAAGAGGTGAAGGCGTGCCGGTCGCTTGGCGTTGAACCACTTCTGGAATTCTACGCGGCGCGTCTGGTTGCCGCAGGTCTGAAGCCGCAACTTAGAGCCTAATACACAAATAAATCGAGGAGCTATCACATGGAAAACGATGTCATTCAACCCACAAATGCCATGGAGCGCATAACCCTGAAACGCCAGCTTGTTGCAAGACTCGCTGAAATCGAGGCGCGACTTTCAGGCCCGCAACTCTCCAACCTGGACTGCATGGTTTCAAAGATCAGCGAGGCCAGAAACCGACTTGAATCCCTGACCGGAAATAAACCCGACTCCCGGCGCGATGCCGCGAAAGCTGAATATGATCTTCTTGTCAGCAAACAGCAGACGTTGAGCCGGGAACGTAACGACTTGCTGCGGGAGCACGAACTGATTCAGTCGGAACTTGACCAACTCTCCCCCAGCGTGACGATGACCGAGATCAACGAACAGGCCGCAAAACTCCGCACAGCCAAGGATACGGTGTCGTCTCTTGATGGCGCAATTGAAAAGCAGCGATCAATCATCCATGCAAGTAATGTTGCCGTCCCTGATGATCTTTTGCGGCAGAAAGAAGATCTCTTGGCGGATTCCGCTACCGGAAAGAACGTAGGCAAGAAGCTGGAAGCAGTAGAAACCAAGATCAAGGAGTATGAACAGAACCGTTCGGAACTGGCCCAACAGGCCAAGAGCGCGGAGCTGGCAATAGTCGGATTGGAACGCCGCCGGTCTGAAGCTGAGCAGGTGGTAAAGGCCGAAAATGAGACTCTCAATGAAATGCTCACATTCCATTTCAAATCCGAATTACAGACGGCTTACAGCGCCTTTATTGAAGCTGGAAATGAGCTTGCAAAAAGGTTCCGGCGCGTGGCTGGCCTCGATGCTCTTGTTACGGAATATTCCGGTGGGCGGGAAAAAAGCATGCTCAATGTCAGTGCCCAGGCTTACCGCCTCCTCGACATCACCAGGAATGCGGATGGGTTCATCTTTGACGCGAGGGGGGAAAACCCCGCGCAATGGTCGGCCCTGGAGCGGGACCGGCAAACCGCCGCCGGGGTTCCCCTGTAGATAGTTCATACCTGGATTCCCCCGAAACAGCCAAACCATAGGGGTATTCAGGGTCACCGTCTTTTTGGAAGGGAGACGGTGCACGGACCTCCGCTATGGTTTGGCAGGGGCACCGCCCGAGAGACCCCGGCCACGTGCCGCCAATCGGGCAAAGACGAAGGCCACTTACCCGGCGGGTGAGTGGCCTTCTTACATCCGATGTGTCATATTTCTGACTCACTGCTTTTTGATTTAGTACCAAACAGAGCGCCTACATGTGCCGAGTATATCGCCGCGTGACAGTATGTGAACCGCAGTTCGCGAAAAGAGAGGAAGAGAAAGAGAAAGAAACAGAGAAAGCAGAAGAGGGAATACCTTCCCACCCTGGGGGTGCGTTATGACCCGTGACGAACAGTTGGAACTGGCCCGCCGCATGGCCGCCGAAACCTCCCAGGCCGAGGTGGCCCGCCGGTGCGGCGTATCGGACGCGGTGGTCTGCGGGGTGCTCAAGGGAAAATACAACGAAACCGGCACCATCAGGTTTCTCAGCACGGTCGAGGAAGAGTACGGCACCAGTACCGTGCGCTGCCCCGGCACCGGGGAGGAAATTCCCCTCTCCGACTGTGCCGCCAACCGCAGACGGCACTTTCACCAGGCCGCGGTCAATCCATTCGACCTGGCACTGTGGAAGACCTGCCGCATCTGCCCCCAGAACCAGAAACAGCCAATCCGCACGACAGGAGAATCGACATGACCTTACTCCGCAAACTCCGGCATCTGTACCTCCGCCGCAAACTGAACCGCTTGAAATTCTGGATGAGAAACCGGGCCTACAGCCGGGCCATGGTCACCATCTGCATGACCGGCAGGATGTACCGCCGCTACTGAAATGAGGTGAAGAGTGAAAAGTGAGGAGTGAGGGGCACAAGCGTGCCCCTTGCGCCTACCCAAAAGGAGGAAATAGCAATGATCACCTATCTGGCCCTGTTTATCGCCGGAGGGGCGGCGGGGATGGCCATCATGGCCCTGTGCACCGCCGCTGGACAAGCTGACCGAGATTTTGAACTCATGAACGGAAAGGACGACCTATGAACGAAGCAGTACGAGAAATACCCGCAGGATACAAGGAAAACGCCCGCGGCCACCTGGTGCCGGAAACCATGATCAGGCCGCAGGACAACCTGACCGATGACCTGGTGGTGAAGATCGCCATGAAATGGAAGAACCTGAACGAAGTCCTGAGCGATTTCAAGCGGATCTCGTTTGCCGATGTCCACGCGCTGATCAGCCTCATCAACGAGGAGTACAGCGAGAAGCGCGGCGGCGAAAAGGGCAACGTGCAGTTGGTGACCTTCGACGGCAGATACAAATTAGTGGTGGCGGTGGCGGAAACCATCGCCTTCGGTCCCGAACTGCTGGCGGCCCAGAATCTGGTCACGGAATGTCTGGACAAATGGGGAGAAGACGCCCGCCCGGAGCTAAAGGTCATCGTTCAGGCAGCCTTCGCCACCGACTCCAAGGGGGGGATCAGTATCAGCCGGATGCTGTCGCTGAAACGCCTCAACATTCACACCGAAGAGTGGCAACAGGCCATGCGCGCCCTGGATGATTCCCTGCGGGTGGTGGCCACCAAGCAGTACATGCGGCTGTACGAGCGCACGGAATCCGGCGGATACCGGGCGGTACCGCTGGACATCGCGGCGTTGTGAGAGTAATCAGCCGGGGCGGTGTGGATGGACACACCCCGATGACACGCGGGGCGGCGGAGTCAGAGATACCCAACGTGATGACGGGTAAACGCGCGCGAAGAAGCCGCAGCCGGTATCAAGCCCGGTCCCCGGCTCAATCAGCAATATAACCCCCCTCGATCCCCCCTTATCAGGGGGGAAGGTTGTAAGCCTCCCCTGATAAGGGGAGGTTTGGAGGGCGGTGAGAGTAATCAGCCGGGGCGGCGTGGAAGGACACGCGGCCAAAAGACTAAGGGCGACCGCAGACGTGCGGCAATCGTCATGAAGCTGAGCTGGTCCGCTCATAGCCGGTATCAAGCCCGGCCCCCGGCTCAATCAGCAATCTAACCCCCCTCGATCCCCCCTTATCAGGGGGGAAGATTGTAAGCCTCCCCTGATAAGGGGAGGTTTGGAGGGGTTTGACAAAACGGAGAGAACGAATGAAACCACCGTATTTCGAACTGACCAGCAGATGCCAAAACGACCGCTGCGCGACCGACCGCTTCTACACCAGGCGCAAGCGGGTGCAGTACGTCTCCACCAGCGGGGAGCTGAAAAGCACTACCAACCAGGTCTGCCCCACCTGTCGCTGCTGGGGGCAGGTGGAAGCCATCCGGGAGGTGCTCGCATGAAATGCCCCACCTGCAACAACCCCCTGCTGCCCGAACACGACCGCATCAAGAGCGTCGTCTGCGGCTACAGCAAGTGGGATAACTTCCAGGTCCGCACCCCCGGAATAAACGATAGGACAACGCTGGGACGTCACAAATATTTCGGCCGGGGGCACGCGGCATGAAACTGACCGAGCTGATCGAGCGGCTGGAGGAGCTGCTGATGGTCCACGGGGAGCAGGAGGTGTACATCGACGCAATTCCCGATGGGCTGCTGGAAATTGACGAGATTGATCATAACGAGGAACAGAACGGCATCGTCATCTGGGCGGTGTAAACGGTAGGGGCGGCCCCATGTGGCCGCCCTGTCGGAATCGCCACAAAAAAGGCGGGCAACCACATGGGGTTGCCCGCTACGAAAGGACCACAAATGGCAGGAATCAATGACATCGCAAAGAAAACAGGTGTAAAGGCCGACGATATCACGTTGGTGCTCGGCGCAATCCGCAGGACAGTCAACGAGGGAGAACGGGTCCAGATCCAGGGTTTCGGCACCTTCAAGATAAAGACCCGCGCGGCCCGCACCAGCCGCAACCCCAGGACCGGCGAGCCGGTGCAGGTGGAAGAGAAACAGGTGCTGACGTTCAAGGCGTCGTAAACAAGCGAAACGGCCCTTCGACTCCGCTCAGGGACCACCTCGGTGGCTGCAACATAGCCCTGGGACGGTGGCTGAGCGGAGTCGAAGCCGTCGTCCGGAGGTGGCGCTCCGGGCCTGATGAGCAGCCAGGAAAGACAACAACCATGAACGAAATCCAGTACACCGTCACCGGGCATCCGGTACGCATGCACGGGGCCGCGTACATCCCGCGCTCCATCCAGGCGCTGCAGGCCCTGTCGGTCTGGCGTAACGAAAACGCCGCTGCGCCGGACGCATGGCTGCGGGAGGATATCTGCAAGGCCTTCAAATACTGGGTAGGGCTGAAGCTGGGCAACACTCCCGCCGTGGAGATGCTCCCCATCACCGCTGAGATGTGGGTGGAGATCGTAGGCGAAGGGATGAATGAAGAACAGGACCGCGAGCGGGTGCGGGTAGCCTTCCGCCAGCGGTCAAATGGTGGCCGCAGCCGGCGGACCTGCTGAAGATCCTGCCGAGGCGCCCTTCGACTCCCTTCGGCTACGCTCAGGACGGGCCGCTCAGGGACCGGCCGGATTGCTCCCCGAGCGGAGTCGAGGGGCAAACCGACGAGGACCACGCCGCCGCATCGGCACGGTTTCAGGAAATTCTTGATTCGTTGGGATAACCCCCCGGTAGGGGCGGCCCCGTGTGGCCGCCCTGTCGGAATCGCCACCAAAAGCGGGCAACCACATGGGGTTGCCCCTACGGAGAACCACACCATGGCATCACACGCAAATCTCGCCAAAATCCACATCGCAATCAAGGAGCTGGGCCTGGACGATGACACCTACCGGGACATCCTGCACGTCCAGTTTAAAAAACGTTCCAGCGCCGATTTAAGCGACCTTCAATGCACCCGCCTGCTGCAGCATTTCGAAACCCTGGGGTGGACGCCTCCCGTCGCCAAAAAACGGAACCACGGCCGCAAGCCGCACCACATGGACAAGTCCGCCCGCCTGGCCAAGATCGAGGCGCTGCTGGCCGAAGCGGGTAGATCGTGGGCCTATGCCAACGCTATGGCCAAGCGCATGTATGGCCCTGACAGCGTCCAATTCTGCACCGATGACCAGCTGCGCGGCATCGTGGCGGCGCTGGTGAAGAACGCCCGGAAGCAGGGCCGTAAAACAAAGTGAGGAGTAAAGAGTGAGGGGTGAGGTTTTGCTCCTCACGTCTGACGCCTCACCCCTCACAATGGAGTTACCATGAACCTGGAACATTACCCCGAAGAACTGGAACGGGTGTTCGCCAAGATTTCCGATCTTCTGGTAGAACGCGACGTGGCCCCCACACAGGCCGACGAAGCGGGCTTCCTGGTGGTCGAATTCATTCGCCGGGAATGGGGCGGCATCGCCGTTTATTTCAGGAAAAAACGGGAAAGCCGGGAAGAGGGGCTCTGGAACCAGGACCCTCTGTTTCTCCTGCCCGCTCCGGCCGCGACTCCCGACTCGAACGACTACCACGCCCAGCTGACCGCCACGGCGACCGAGATCCTGGAGCGGCTGGGACTGGATGGCGCCTTGGGTGCCGTCGTGGCCGACCTGGTGCGCGACGACTGGGGGGGAAACTCCGTCTATGTCAACCGGGGGGTGAGTTATGAAACGCTGCTGCGCGATTATCAGATTTGGCGGGAGTGGAATGGCTCGCATCTCGGCAAGATCAAGCTTTTGAAGAAATACCGGATCAGCGACGCCTGGTTCTATAAGATCATCAAGCGCGTCCGCCAGCGCGAGTTCCGCCGCACCCAGCCGGTTCTACCCTTCGGCTCCGCTCAGGACGAACCGGGGATGGTGGGGGAGTAGGGGCGGCCCCATGTGGCCGCCCTGCCGTTTTCCCCAGCCCCTCCCCGCCCTGCCGGAGAGGGGCTTTCTCTTTTCGCGAACTCCTTTATTATCCCCTCCCCCCTCTTCCTGCTACCTTCAATCCCGCCATGCAGTGTCACGCGGCGATATACTCGGCACATGTAGGCGCTGAGTGAGGAGTCAGACGTGAGGTGCAAAACCGTGCGCCTCACTCCTCACCCTTCACCCCTCACCCAAAGGAGCCCCCATGACGTTTCCCCTGCTGACCCGCCAGGTCGACACCATCATCATCCACTGCGCCGACACCCCCAACGGCAAATCCTTCACCGCCAAGGATATCGACGGCTGGCACCGCCAGCGCGGCTGGTTTCGCAACGACCAATTCCGCATCCGCCTGGGCTATAACCCCGGCCTGACCTCCATCGGTTATCACTACGTTATCGGCATCACCGGCCAGGTCGAGACCGGCCGCCACCCGAACGAGATCGGCGCCCATGTCGCCGGTCACAACGCCCACAGTATCGGCATCTGCCTGGTGGGCAACGACCGCTTCACCCCGGAGCAGTGGTCCAGCCTGGACTCGCTGATCACGGAAATCGCCAAGATGATCGTCGTCGGGGTCAACCCGGTGAAGAACGTCAAGGTCGTCGGCCATTGCCAGCTGGACACGCACGGCAAGACCTGCCCCAACTTCGACGTGCCGGCCTGGCAGAAACGCGGCCGCGTGCCGGAGACCGGGAACGTGCTGCTGACGGATTAAGCGACAAAACGAAAGGACGTATCCATGAAACGACGCATCGCCATCACCATTTTAGCCGCCCTGCTCTGCGCCTCCGCCGCCTCCGCCGCCGACCAAGGAACCACGGCCCCCTCCTGGATCATGAACAACTCCGGCTCCATCTTCGGCGCGCTTCTTGGCGTGTCCGAACTCATGGCCCTTATCCCCGCCTTCAAGGGGAATGGCATCCTGGACAGCATCATCAAGGCACTGAAGGCACTGGCCGGCAACAACGGCTAGGGTGATTCCATGGCCGACGACATGGACCGCGTCCAGGCGGTGAACGAATGGTGGCAGGAGGAATGCCTGGCGGAACATCGAAGACGCGTAGGGGCAACCCCGTGTGGTTGCCCGGAGACGTCGAACGGGCGGCCACATGGGACCGACAAACCAGGGCGGCCACATGGGGCCGCCCCTACGGTCTGCATCGACTGCGGCGAGGAGATCCCCGAGAAACGCCGTCGGGCCGTGCCCGGCTGCCGACGCTGCATCGACTGCCAGACACATCTTGAAAGGCGTAAGGGGTGAGGAGTGAAGGGTGAGGTTCTGCCCCTTACGCTTCACCCCTAACTCCTCACGGAGAATTCAGTGACCCAACCGATCAACTACCAAGCCTGGGCCTTCTGGCTCCTCGTCGTCAACTCCCTGGCCACCGCGCTCACCGCCATCGGCGGCTGGTGGGCGCTGCGGGAGAAGGTCGCCACCAAGCGGTTCAACGATGCCGAGCAGCGTTTGGCGAGCCTGGAACACGAAGTGAAACATCCCCCGGCCTGCACCTACCACGGCCAGCTGGAGCTGCGCATCGATGCGGTTCGCAGCGACACGGCGGAAATCAAGGGCACGGTCAAGGGGATCAACCGGGCCGTGGACCTGATGAACGAATTTCTGATCAACCAGGGAGGCAGAAGGCCGTGAGGAGTGAGGAGGAAACTGCATGAATTACCTGGATGAAATCCTGATCCCCGACCAGCGGTTGGTGATCCTGCGATCCCTGCGTGCCGACCTGGGTTACAGCCATAACGAAAGCATCATCCACAGCATCCTGGAGCGCTTCGGCCACAAGGTCAGCCGGGACAAGGTCAAGAACCATCTGGCGTGGCTCCGGGAGCAGGATCTGGTGACGCTGGAAGAGGTCTGCGGCTACTTTGTGGCCACCATCACCCAGCGGGGCGTGGACGTGGCCGACGGCGCAGCCACCGTGCCGGGGGTCAAGCGGCCGGGACCGGGACAGTAACCCACCCTCTCCCTATCCCTCCCCCTGAGGGGGAGGGGATTCAATGCGCCCGATACAGCCGGGCGGAAAGGGACCATGATTTGGGCAAACGAGCCGAGCTGGAAATCGAGGCGATCCGCCTCTATGCCGACGGGATGGAGATCCCCGCCATCTCCACCGCGATCGGCGTCAGCGAGAACTCCTTGCGCGACTGGAAGAAACGGGCCGGAACCGAGTGGGACGACGCCCGCCGGGCAGCAAGGGTGGATCAGATCGCCGCCATCGAGGACGTGGGCTCGCGCATGCGCCGCTCTCGGGAGCTGGCCGCCAAACTCCAGGGCAGCGCCAAAGACCAGGGAACCATGGGGCTGATCCTCAACCAGACCCTGCAAACCATGCTCTACGACCTCATGGGGCAGGTCCAGACCACCGGACTGATCGACGGGGAGAACATGGGCGCCACCCTCGCGCAGGTGGACATCATGACCAGGGCGTTGCAGCGGATCGAACAGTCCGCCGGGCTGAACCTGAAGCGTGAGGCGGAGATACGCCAGCAGGAGCGTGAACGGGCCGCGGAACAGGTCGACAAAATTGCCAAGAAGGGCGGCCTGTCCAGCAGCACCGTTCAAGAAATCAGACGACAGATCCTGGGGATCAACGAATGATTCCCGTACATCTGTCTAACACCGCCAAGCGTGAAGCCCCGGCGGTACTGCTCCCCTATCAGCAGGCCTGGATCGCCGACCTGTCACCGCTCAAGGTCTGCGAGAAAAGCCGCCGAACCGGACTTACCTGGGCCGAGGCAGCCGATGACGTCCTGATCGCCGCAGCCGAGGGGGGGCAGAACGTCTACTACATCGGCTACAACCAGGACATGGCCATCGAATACGTCGAAGCCTGCGCCATGTGGGCCAAGGCCTACAACTACGCCGCCGGCGAGATCGAGGAAGGGCTCTGGGCAGAAGACAAGGAAGACCGCCACATCAAGACCTACACCATCCGCTTCCCCGACTCGGGCAGGCGCATCGTGGCGCTCTCCTCCCGTCCCGCCAACCTGCGTGGCAAACAGGGCGTGGTGGTTATCGACGAAGCCGCCTTCCACGACAAGCTGGACGAGCTGCTCAAAGCCGCCCTGGCGCTGTTGATCTGGGGCGGCAAGGTCCGCATCATCTCCACCCACGACGGTGACCAGAACCCTTTCAACGAACTGATCCAGGAGATCCGCGCCGGAAAACGAAAAGGCAGCGTCCAGCGCATCGACTTTCACGAAGCCATCGATCAGGGCCTTTACCGCCGGGTCTGTCTGCGCCTGGACCGTGAATGGGACGAGGAAGAAGAAAAAGCCTGGATGGCCGACGTCTATGACTTTTACAGTTCCGCCGCCGAGGAAGAGCTGGACGTGGTCCCCTCCCAGGGCAGCGGCACCTATCTTTCCCGGGCCATCATCGAACGCTGCATGCGCCCCGATATCCCGGTCCTGTCATGGGAATGCAAATCCGAATTCGCGCTTCTGCCCGACCATATCCGAAAGGCCGAGGCCAAAGACTGGTGCAACGAGAACCTGCTGCCGCTGCTTGAGCAGTTGGACCCGCAGCGCGCCCACTATTTTGGCGAGGACTTCGCCCGTACCGGCGACCTGTCCATCTTCTATCCCCTGGCCGAACAACAGAAACTGACCTACCGGGCGCCTTTCGTACTGGAGCTGCGCAACGTTCCCTTCACGGAACAGGAACAGATCCTCTATTACCTCCTCGATCGTCTGCCGCGCTTCACCCACGGCTGTTTCGACGCCCGGGGCAATGGTCAGTACCTGGCCGAACGGGCCATGCAGAAGTACGGCCCCACCCGCATCACCCAGGTCATGCTGACGGAATCTTGGTACAGGGAAGAGATGCCGCGCATGAAGAGCTTCTTCGAGGACGGTATTATTCAGGTCCCCACCGACGCCGGCCACCTGGACGATTACCGGGCTATCAAGATGATCAAGGGCGTGGCCAAGCTGCCCGACGTGCGCACCACCGACAAAACCGGCAAGAAGCGCCACGGCGACGCCGCCATCGGCTGTGCCATGGCCGTGGCGGCCACGCGCATGGAAGGGGCCGAATATGCCTACCACCCGGTCACCGCCAAAAACCTGCGCGACCTGCCCCGCCCCATCCGCGCCACCGCCGGATTCAACCGGCAGAAAGGAACCTGGTAATGCTCTACGACGCCTACGGCCGCCCGGTCGCGACCCAACCATTGACCCGGGAAGTGGCCCAGCCCACACTGACTGGCGTGCGCACGGTCTGGCACGACACCGTCGCCTCGGGGCTCACCCCCCAGCGGCTGGCGGGGCTGTTGCGCGATGCCGCCGAGGGGGATGCCGACGCCTACCTGACCCTGGCCGAGGAGATGGAAGAGCGCGACCTGCACTATGCCTGCGAGCTGGCCAAGCGCAAGCTGGCCGTGTCCCGCTTGCCGGTCACGGTCGAAGCCGTTTCGGACAGCGCGCGGGATATCGAGCTGGCCGACGCCGTGCGGGCGCTGGTGGCCCGCCCCGGCTTCAAGGGCATGATCAAATCGTGCCTGGACGGAATCGGCAAGGGCTACAGCGTAGTGGAGATTGTCTGGAACCGTTCCGGCGCCCGCTGGGCTCCCGAACGCTACGAGTGGCGCGACCCGCACTTTTTTCAGTTTGATCTGGTGGCCCGCCGGGAAATCCGGCTCAGGGACGAAGCGGATGTGCTGAACGGCGTCGAGCTGTTGCCCTACAAGTTCATCCGCCACGTCCCCCTGATCAAGTGCGGCATCCCCATCCGGGGCGGGCTGGCCAGGCTGGCGGCCTGGGCGCACATGTGCAAGGGGTACACGGTCAAGGACTGGCTGGCCTTTGCCGAGGTGTTCGGCATGCCGATCCGCATGGGCAAGTACGGCCCGTCATCCACCCAGGAGGAAAGAGACATTCTGCGGGCGGCGGTGGCCAATCTGGGCAGCGACGCGGCGGCGATTCTGCCCGAGTCCATGCAGATCGAGTTTGAGGAAGCCTCCAAGTCCAGCGGCTCATCCGATTTTTACAAACTGCTGGCGGAATATCTGGACGATCAGGTCTCCAAGGGAGTGCTGGGTCAGACCGCCTCCAGCTCCGGCGCCCCAGGCAAACTGGGCGAGGAGAAGCTGCAGGCCGAGGTCCGCGACGACATCCGGGACGACGACGCCGAGCAGGTCGAGGAGACCATCAACCGCGACCTGGTCAAGCCGTTCATCGATCTCAACTTCGGCGTCCAGGAGAACTACCCGGTCGTCCAGGTCCGGGCGGTGAAAAACGAGGATATCAAAACCCTGACCGAGGCCCTGGCCAAGCTGGTGCCCCTGGGACTCAAGGTGGAGCAGAGCGTGGTGCGCGACAAGCTGGGGCTGCCCGACCCGGATGAGAAGGCCAAGCCGGAGGATCTGCTGGGGCAGATCTCCCCTAGCCCCCCTGTGACAAAGGGGGGAGAACAACAGCCCCGCGCCCTCAACCGCGCCACGGCGCTCAATCAGGAAACTCCCCCTCTTGACAAGGGGGGGGAGTTGGGACAGGCCGCCATCGACACCTTTCTGACTTCCTTCTCTGATGCCGACCTGCAGCGGGAAATAAAAACGGTCTTGATACCGGTTTTAAACCATATTCAAGAAACCGGCGATTTCGGCGAGGCCATGGAGAAACTGAGCGACGCCTACCCGGAGATGGATACGGCCAATCTCCAGGAAATGCTGACGCAGATGATCTTCGTGGCCGAGATCAAAGGGCGGCTGGACGCGGGAACCCCGTAGGGGCAACCCCATGTGGTTGCCCGCCTTTTGGTGGCGATTCCGACAGGGCGGCCACACGTGGCCGGTGAACCAGGGCGGCCACACGGGGCCGCCCCTACAAATCACGGATTGCGAATGTCAACCATCGACCTGAAATACCTCTTCGGCCTGAAACCAGAAACCGCCATCGCCTACCTGAAGGCCAAGGGCTACGCCATTACCTGGGACTGGCACGAGATGCTGGACGCGGCCCACGCCAAAGCCTTTACCGTGGCCAAGGTGATGAAGGTGGACATCCTGGAGGACATCCGCGCGGAGGTACAGAAGGGGCTGGACAGCGGCATTACCTTTGCCGAGTTCAAGAAGAGCCTGGTTCCCCGGCTCAAGGCCAAGGGGTGGTGGGGCGAGATCGTCAACGAGCAGACCGGCGAGGTGGCCAACGTGGGACCGTGGCGGCTGCGGACGATCTTCGACGCCAACGTGCAGACCGCCTACATGGTGGGGCATTACCAGCAGGCGATCCAGAACACGGCCGACCGCCCCTGGTGGATGTATGTTGCGGTGATGGACAAGCGCACCCGCCCGGCCCACGCGGCGCTGAACGGCCTGGTATTCCGCTATGATGACCCCTTCTGGGATAGTCACTTCCCCCCCAACGGGTTCAGGTGCAGATGTTCGGTGCGCTTTCTGGACGACGAGGGGATGAAGGGGCGGCCGGGGGCACTGCGCTCCACCAAGGGGCCGGATGCCAACGCCAGGCTGGATCAGGTGGAGAAGCCGCTGGACAAGGCCGGGATGAAGACGACCCAGGTCACGGCGGTGAAGACAAAGGGGCTGGACGGTCGGACCGTGGCCATGGCCCCGGACGCCGGGTGGAATTACAATCCAGGGAAGGCGGGCGCCAGGAACCTGGACGAGCTGCTGGAGCGCAAGGTGAAAAATCTGCCGCCGCAGTTGGCGGAGCAGGTGCGGAAGGATACGCCGCAACCGCGCGGGCTCGCCCAGCGGCACGATGTCAAGGATTATGCTTCGCTGGGCGGTTTGATGAAGGAATACGCCGGTCAGAATCCGGAGGCGTTCTGCAACGGCTATCGCTCCATCGAGGAGACAGACGGGCCATACTTCATGGCGACCCGCCCGATATTCGGGGAATTCCTGGTGTCGAAACGAACCTTCGTAAAGAGCGGTAATTTCGAACCTTCAAAGAATCTGCTGGGCGCACTGCAAAACATCAGGCACGGTAAAGAGTTGACGTTCAATGAAGAGTACGCGCTGGAATCGTTGTGGCACGAGATCAACCACAACCGGGCCAAGGGGTTCTGGCCGCTGAAAAACCAATCCGCGAACCGCTGCATGGAAACGCTGAACCAGTTCGTGTCGCGGCACACCTACCCGGAGTTCATGCAATCGCTGGGGGGGACGGCCAGGCATCAGGCGGACGTGCTGGCCAAGGGGTATGGCTACAACACTTGGGTGGAAAACTTCAGGGCACTGCTGGAAGTGGTGGGACTGGACGAGAAGGCGCACCTTCCGGAGTTCGAGAAAATTCTGTTTGAACAGTCCCACTCCAGGCTGAAGGACAATCTGGCGAAGTATATCAGCAAGGCGAGCGGTAAGAAGAAGAAAGAAATTGCGTGGTGCTTGGATAAATTGAATACGCTGGGATATAAGGCGGGAGTGAAAGTGCTCTTTAATCCTATTCCAGACAGTCCTTGAGCTGAACGTCGGACCGGTATTGGGGATCGGTGATTTTATCGAGGTACTTGCCGGCGGTCGCCATGTCGCCGCGAATCTCATAGAGCAAGTATATTTCAGCGTAGAGAGAATCAGCGGTTTGCCACATCATGTGGTTTTCCCTGGTGACAGTTTCGCCGCAAATACTTTCCAGCTCTTCCCGCGTAGGGTTATGGTCGAAGATGGTTTCCATGACTCTAAATTATAGGCTGCTTAATAAAGAATGCAAGGGGAAATCCCAACCCCTCCAAACCTCCCCTTGTCAGGGGAGGCTTAAAGTCTTCCCCCCTGGAGAAAACGAACATGGACATCAACGAGTTTCAAGAAAAAATCCGCACGGTGTGCGAGGAGCGTGCGAAGTTCAGCGACTATGAGTTGAAGATGATGGAGATGCTGGAGCACATCGGCAACCAAATCGACCTCTTGACGGCCGCCGTACTGATCAGGTCGGACGACCCAAACCTCAACGACCGTGGCCGGGATATCACCGACGCCCTCTTCAGGACGTGTAGCGCTGGAACACTTGTGACAGAATTTCCACCAGCAGAGGATGGGTCGCCAGCTTCTTTACCTGATCCAGTAGCGTCTTCTTCTCCTCGGGCGGAAGATCGGCCTTCTCTAGCTCCTCGCGCAGCTGGGAAACAAAATCGAGAGAAGCCGATACCCGGTTCGCGTTCCCCTGGACAACGGCGCTCCCGAAAAGCGGAGCATTGACGACCAAATTGTTCATGGCCGCCGGGCGCAGATGTTCCGTCAGGGGGTTATCTTTTTCCGCGATGGCCAGACCGGTGGCAGTGATGCGCACCGTAGGCACGGTGACCTTCTCGGCAAGACCGAGTTTCTTCAGGCAATCCATGATCTGTAGCGCCCGACCCTCCTCAAAACCGCAGGCGTCGGCTATTTCGCCAGCAGATGCACAGAGTTTACAGTTGCGTTTCCACTGCCGGGCCAAGAAGTTGAGAACCACAAGACTGTCCAGTGTTTGCTGATCCATGCGAAGCCTCCTCTTTGATCGAATGCAAAACGATACCAGCCCAAGGGGATAACCACAATGCCCGACCTGATCGAATGCCGCATCGATGACCGCGAGGTGACCCGCACCCTGAACCGCCTGGCGCGGAAAGTAGCCGACCTCTCCCCGGTCATGCGCGAGATCTCCGGAGTCATGCTGGACGCCGTGCATGACAACTTCGCCACCGAAGGGAGCCGCACCGGCAACCCCTGGAAGAAGTCCAAGCGGGCCAGGCGGGACGGCGGAGAAACGCTTCAGGACAGCAAGCGTCTATGGCGTTCCATCCAGGCCCGCTCCGACGCGCACGGCGCCGTGGTGGGGACCAACGTGGCCTATGCCGCCGCCCACCACTTCGGCGTCAACAAGACCGTCACCGCCAGCGTCTCGGCCCACCGCCGCAAGGTGAAGAGCCGCGATCAGAAGCAGGGGAGAAAAAAGAGCGCCTCCGGCGTCTCCTTCGTCCGCGCCCACAGTCGCACCATGAAGCTGAACCTCCCCGCCCGCCCCTTCCTGATCCTGGCCGACGACGACACGAGACGGATCGTGGAACGGATGAAGCAGTATCTGGGTGAAGCGTAAAGAGTGAGGTTTTGCACCTCACTCCTCACTATTCACTCCTCACTTAAAAATAACGCCCTGTGACGCTTTGCACCTCTCAACCCACCCTACCCCATAGACCCGCCCCCGTTATGGCCGTGAACAAAGAGTTAAACGCTAGTTAAATGCTATTCTGAAAACAGTGAGGGGTGAGGGGTGAGGAGTGAGGGGTAAAGCGCAAAGCATCGCGTATCAGCTTTTCCTCCTTACTCTTCACTCCTCACTCCTCCCGATGTTTTTCCCACTGCCTTATTCCGTAAACCTCTTTATTATCCCCCTCCCCTTCCCCCTGCTATGGTCCCCGGAAATACCACGGAGCGACCATGCACATCGCAACCATCACAACCCTTACGGCCCGCAACTCCGAACAGCCGGGCGGCCGCTCGTCTCTCAATTTCGAGCTGGCCACCGATGGCAGCCTGCCCGAGTGGATCGAACTGATCCCCGGCGGCCAGGTTATTACCGGCCGCGACGGCCGCACCTGGATCAACGACCGGCCCGACATCATCCTGCAATCGTTCACCGCCGAGGGGAAGGATCTACCCATTGACTGGGAACATTCCAGCGAGCTGAAGGCTCCGGAAGGTGAACCCGCCCCGGCCGCCGGCTGGATCAGCCAGATGGAGCTGCGCGAGGGGGGCGCCATCTGGGGCCGGGTGTCCTGGACCGACAAGGGATCCGAGTCCATCGCCAGCCGCGAATACCGCTACCTGTCCCCGGTCTTCCGTTTTGAGATCGAATCGCGCCGCATCTTCCGGATCACCTCCTGCGGCCTGACCAATCAACCCAACCTGTTTTTGAACGCGCTGAATAGCGAACACCACACGGAGGAATCAACCATGAACCTTGCGGAACTGCTGGCTGTGCTGGGCTTGCCCGCCACCGCTACCTTTCAGGACGCAATGAACCGCGTAGGCCAACTCAAGGCCGAGCATGCCACGGCCCTCAACCGGGCCGACAACCCGCCCCTGGACAAGTTCGTCCCCCGGGCCGACTACGATACCGCGCTCAACCGCGCCACCAGCGCTGAGACGAAACTGGCCGACCAGGCCAAGGCACAGCTGGAGACTGCCATCAATGCCGAGATCGACGCGGCCCTCAAAGCCGGAAAAATCACCCCGGGCACGAAAGACTATCACGTGGCCCAGTGCCGCCAGGAGGGAGGGCTGGAGCGCTTCAAGGCCTACTGCCAGGCCGCGCCGGTTATCGCCGGAGCGTCCGGCCTGGACGGCAGACAGCCGGGCGACCAGGGAACGGCCCTGAACGCGGAGGAAAAGAAGATCTGCACCATGATGGGGATCGGTGTCGAGGAATACAAGAAAGCCAACAACATTCAATGATGGTAGGGGCTACCCTCCAGAAGGAGATAACGATCAATGGCGGCATTAACCACGGATAGAGAAACTCCGCGCCGGACGGGCGATATCATCACCCTGCCGGCGGCGGCATCCAAGAAATTCTACGCTGGCTCTTTGTGCGCCCGGGACGCCTCGGGCAACGCCACTCCCGGCGCAGCAGCCACCACCATCCTGGGAGTCGGCCGGGTGCGCGAACAGGTGGACAACTCCAGCGGCTCGGCCGGCGACCTGAAGGTGAATATCGAAAAGGGGATCTTTCGCTTCGGCAATTCCAGCTCCACCGATGCCATTACCACGGCGGATATCGGCGCCAACTGCTACATCGTAGACGACCAGACTGTGGCCAAGACCAACGGCTCCAGTACCCGCTCTGTTGCGGGGATAATCCACGACGTGGACAGCCTGGGCGTGTGGGTGGATCTGAGGTAACACCTGGTGAGGCGTTAGGCGTGAAGAGTGAGGGGCAAACCTTACTCCTCACCTATTACAAGGAGATAACATGGACATCAACGCGACAAATTTACAGGCCCTGTATCGGGCCTTCAATACCGCTTTCCAGGGCGGCTTTGCCGGGGTCTCCCCCATGTGGCAGCGCATTGCCACCCTGGTCCCCTCCAGCGCCTCCCAGGAGGACTACGGCTGGCTGGGGGACATCAAGGCCATGCGGGAGTGGGTCGGCGACCGCATCATCAACAGCATCAGCCAGCACGTCTACAGCATCCGCAACCGCGACTTCGAACTGACCCAGGGGGTGGACCGCAACAAGATCGAGGACGACCAGGTGGGGATCTACACCCCGCTGTTCCAGATGATGGGCGACTCGGCCGCCCGCCATCCGGATGAGCTGATCTTCGCCCTGCTCCTGGCCGGCTTCATCACCACCTGCTATGACGGTCAGTACTTCATCGACAGCGACCACCCGGTGGTACAGGCCGACGGCACCACCGCCAGTGTCTCCAACTACCAGTCCGGATCCAGTGCGGCATGGTTCCTGCTGGACACGACCCGCCCGCTGAAGCCGCTGATCTTCCAGCGCCGAAAACAGCCCAAATTTACGGCGCTGAACCAGGAAACCGACACCAACGTGTTCATGCGCAAGGAGTACCTGTACGGCATCGACTGCCGCGACAACGCAGGTTTCGGCTTCTGGCAGATGGCCTTCGGCAGCAAGGCCACCCTGGACGCCTCCAACTTCGAGGCGGCCTACGACGCCATGACCGGCTTCAAGAAAGACAATGGCGCCCCCCTGGGCATTCGCCCCGACCTGTTGGTCGTCGGGTCCACCAACGCCAGCGCGGCCCGCAAGATCGTCGAGGCGCAGAACCTTGCCGGCGGCGCCAGCAACATCAACTGGAAGCGGGTCGACCTGCTGGAATGCCCGTGGCTGCCGTGATGAAGTGAGGAGCGAAGGGTGAGGGGTGAAATTTCCCCCCTCACTCCTCACGTCTTTGAGAAAGGAACCCCATGATCAGAATTGCCGCAAAACGCGACGGATTTCGCCGGGGCGGCATCGCCCACCCGAGCGTGCCGACCGAGTATCCCGATAGCCGCTTTACCCCCGAGGAGCTGGAACAGCTCCAGGCCGAACCGCTGCTGGTGGTGGAGATCATCCCGGATCCGGACAAGATCAAGAAAGGGAATAAGGACGCCGCGTAATGACCTATTGCACCCTGACCGACATAACCGCGCTGATCCCGGAGCAGACCGTCATAAATCTGACGGACGATGCCGGGCTCGGTGTGGTGGAACAAACGCGGGTCGATGCCGCCATAGCCGATGCCGACGCCGAGATCGACAGCTACTGCGCGACACGCTACCTGGTTCCCTTCGGCTCCGCTCAGGGAACGACAGTGCCGGCGGTGATCGTCAAGGTATCGGTGGATATCGCCATCTACAACCTCTATTCCCGCTGCGCCGAGAAGATCCCGGAGAGCCGCCAGGAACGCTACAAGAACGCCATCGCGCTGTTGAAGGAGATCGCCAAAGGTGTCGTCACCCTGGGGACGGTTCCCGCTCCGGAGGCCAATCCTCAGGGAAGCAACCGGCCGGAGATCGTGAGTTCTCCCCGGCTGTTTACGCGGGAAACGTTGAGAGGAATGTAAATGCCGGCGCCCGTTACTACCTGCACCGACATTGAACTGGCCGTGCTGACCGAGTTGACCACAAAGATCGAGGGGATCCGGGCGGCCGCCAACCAGAAGGACCAGGTCGGGCTCTACCCCGGCCCCACCGTGTCGGTTGCTATCTTCGAGGGGGCCTTCGAGAAGGTGACTCAGGCCACATGGAAACAGAAGGTGACGGTGCATGTGCTGCTTACCTTCAAGCACGAACGGGGGGAGGAGGAACGTAGGCGTGGTATCAATCCCCTTGTTCAGGGGGTGGTACAGACGCTGATGCTGCGCGACCTGGGGCTGGCCATGGAGGCGTTGAAGCCGGTCAGGTTCCGCGAGGTGACGGACGCCGATGACTACGAGGCGCGCGCCATCGTTTACCTGGTTGAGTTTTCCACGTCGTTTAATCTGACCAGGCTGGATGACGAAGCGGCCGGTGACCTTCTGAAAGTCGGTCTGAACTACTATTTGCAGCCGGGTGACGACGTGGTGGATGCGTCGGACCTGGTGGAACGGGATGGGCCATGACCCTAAAACTCGCCAAGAACAATACCCCCCCCTACTATTACTACTCCGAGGGGGACGGGACCGATCCGATCAGCGTCACGGGCACCGTCACCGGTGACGGCGGCACGGTGGACTCGTCCACGGTCACCATGTACCTGATCGCCACCACCTACCGCTACACCGGTATTTCCCTATCGGTGATCAACGAGCAGACCGGTATCGACTGGAAACTGTCGCTGGACAACGTCACCTTCGCCGACACCAGAAACCCGGCCGACATGAACGCGCTTTCGGCCGATGCGGTCATTCCCGTTTACGCTAAGGCGGTCATCACCAACGACGGCGGCGGAAGCCAACCGGCCACCGGCATCTACACCACTCCGGACATCCGGATTCAGGCCACCGAAAACCCGGTATAGGAGAACGCCATGGGGGACAACATAACCATCACGCCCGGCACGGGCGCAACCATAGCCGCCGACGAGGTCAACGGCGCCCTGGTACAGCGGGTCAAGCCATGTGTGGGCGACGATGGAGTGGCCCAGGACGTGAGCCAGGACAACCCCATGCCGGTACAGCTCGCCGACGTGATGGTGGCCTTGTTGGCGGCAATCGAACGTCTGAACACCCCCATGTGGGTCGATCCCGTGTCATCCAGGGTGCGGGTGAACATGGAGTACGGACTGGGCAGCAACCTCACGCTAGCCGTGACCACCGGGAGCACAAGCACTCTTGGATATCTAGGAGGCACCACCCCCACGAACACTATCGTTGCTGACGCTATGATGAACTGTTGGTCGAACACGGTACGGAGGTGCATCACATGAGGGTAGTCGACACATCTGGCATCGAAGCAGAGGCAATTCAGCTCGAAGGCCCTACCATTCTGGGGATTGAGGGTGGAGACGCCTGTATATCAGAGGGTGAGTGGGCCATCTACTATCCAGGCGTGAAGCCTCTTCCCGTCACGCAAGAGCAGTTTGAAGCACGGTTCAAGGAGCTGTAATGGCGACGACCTTCGGATTCAAGGACATCATCGATCTTCCCCAGTGGCGGCCCAACGCCCCTCTTCTTGCTTCCGCCGTCGCCGGATGCTCGTTCGCCTACGACATGAGGAACGACGCCAGCCGCCACCCCTACCTGTACTGGCTCCGTTCCGCGACAGCGCTTGACGTGTACGACCCTACCACTGATGGGTGGGTACCGCTTGCGTCGCCTGCGTTGGCCGGCACCTTCGGCGCCGGCGCATGCGCGGTGTTCCACCCCTCCCAGGGTCCCCGCGGGACGCTGGCGGCCGGGGCGACTACGACCTCGATAACGCTCACCACCGCGCTGCCCGCGGCGGTAGCGACCAATCAATTGGCCAACCGTGGCGACGGTGTAGGGTTCAAAATAAGAATCCTGGGCAACGCTACAGGCTCATCCGGCAAGGTCGAAGAGCACGTCATTGTGGGGAACACAGCCGGGACCACTCCGACGATCTACCTGGATTCCGCCCTCTCGTTCACGCCCCTCTCCGGGGACGGGTACGAGATCCTGTCCGGTCGCGTCTTTATGCTGTCTGCCGGCACTCTCGCATCGGGAGTCTGGAAATACTACGACGTGGCGACCAACAGCTATTCGGCCGCCCTGGGGTATACCAACCTGCCGGCCACCATCGGCACCGAATCCGCCATGGTAGCACTTTCCGAACTGTACGTGCCGAATGACAAGGCTCCCGGCGGAGGTTATTTCGGCAGCATCACGGCGTCCGCGTCAAGTTCTACCAGTATCACCGGCAGTGGGCTTCCCTCGCTGTTCGCCGATGAGTACCGTAATTTCCAGGTGCGCATCGTGCAGGACACGGTGACTCCCACGGCGGTTGGACAGCGCCGGCGAATCACCACCCACACCTCCGGGGCCTCGCCGGTCTTCACGGTCGCCGCATGGACGGTAACGCCCAGTTCCAGCGCCGTGTTCGTTGTGGAAAACGACGACGACAAGGTTTTGCTGCGGACATCTTCCAGCGCCAACGTCTACACCTACAACATCACGGCGGCCACATGGGACACCACTACCTTCGGAGCCTCCGGCTCCGCGGTGGGTGCGGGGACGTGCTTTATGATGCCGTTCGGGGTAACTCGCGACAGTACCGGATCATTCAGACATTCCAAGATGCTCTGCATCAGGGGCGGCGGTTCGGCTGCCATCGATGAGCTGGACATAGCAGCCGCAACTACCGGAACCTGGACCTCGGATATCGTCTACGGCGCCAAGGCCCAGACCTTCACAACCGGCACCTGCGCGACCTATGGGCCGGTGACCAGGGGTGGACGCTTGTGGCACATCAATGTCAACGGCGGCCAGACTACCGCCCGATTCGATGCTCGTAACCGCGTGATGGACGCGGAGACATACATCCGCTACCCCCAGGGCACGGCCCACGCGGGGGAGCGGATGGCTATCGCCCCGTTTGTCGATGGCACGGACAAGCTGGGATTCGTCTATATGGCAACGACCGCCGGGGCGCCGCTGTTTTCCCTGGCGATTCAGAGGTAATCCGTGTCGCTGCTGCTGCTGTTCGGGTGTTCGATATCGGATGTCCCCGTCAGCACAACCCACGATCTGCGGGGAGTTATATCGACGGCAACAGTATGGCCGCATGATCTGTCGGCCCACGTCAGCAGTGTGCTGGAACGCTCCGTGGATACGCTGCTGTCAGTGTCCAGCTGGTGGGTCGTCGCGCCGGATACACGCGGCATTTTGGCCTCATCCCTGCGGACTGATGCCGATGCCAAGACAGTAGTTCTCTCGTCCCTGGCCGTGGTAGTGGATTCCTTAGTGGCTGTTTCCGGTCCGGCCGGCTCCATCGCCGACACTAAAACGACCATAAGTGCTGAAATCAGCGCGGCCCTGGATATGCTGGCAGCCATTTCCCGGTGTATCGAATCTGCGTATGACAGTCTGACCCTTATCACTCTGGCTAACCAGGCGGCCGGTATCGTCTACCGCCTGGCAGCGGAGATCAGAGTTTCCCCTCTCGCCGACGAAGCCAGGCTATTTCCCATGCCGCCGGAGCGGCGTGTCTTCGAGGTTTGATATGTTTACGTTTTTTAAACAACCAGGAGAGACCGTGGTCGATGTCGGCATCGACTTTTCCAGCCGGTTTCCCGCCACTGCTACCATCGTCAGCCATGCGGTCACCTGTGCGACTGCGGGAATCGTGGTATCCAGCCGTGTCAGCGACAAACAGGTTTTGGCCACTGTCTCGGCGGGCGCAGACGGCCAGCGCTATAAAATCGACTACGCCGCCACAGGCTCCAACGGATCAGTCAGGCAGGCAGAGATCATGCTGCAGGTGAAAGAATTGTAGACGACATATTATGTAAATCTGTTTAATATCAGTATTGTGCTCCATTCGCTAAGGTCGTCCGTGAAATACAGGACGGCCTTTTTCGTTTTTAAAGGAGCCATGAATGATCGTTCAAACAACTCCGGGCGTGCAATGCCCGATGGAGAACAACCCCAGGGAGTACATCACGGACGCCGAACCGGTGGAGGTGCCGGACACGGCCTACTACCGCCGGCTGGTGGCTGACGGCAGCCTGGCAGAAATCCCCCCCGCCCCCCCTTTGACAAAGGGGGGAGGCAAAGCCAAAGGAGGTGACGCCTGATGGCATCGAAAAACATCAGCTTTGACAGTATCCCCAGCAGTATCCGCAAGCCGGGCAAGTACTTCGAATTCAACACCCGCCTGGCGGTGCGCACCCTGCCCAACAACAAGCAGCGCATGCTGATCGTGGCCCAGCGGCTGACCGCCGGGAGCGTGGCAGCGCTGATGCCGACGACGGTCTTCAGCGACAGCCAGGCGGCGGACTACTTCGGTTCCGGCTCCCAGGCGCACCTCATGTGCCGGGCCGCCATCAAGGCCAATCCCTACCTGGATCTGACCGTCTGCGCCCTGGACGACGGCGCCGGGGCGGCTGCCACCGGCACCATCACCATCGCCAACGCCGCCACCTCCAGCGGCACGCTCAAGCTGTATATCGGCAGCCGCTACGTGGAGATCGCCATCGCCAGCGGTGACGCGGCCACGGCGGTGGCTACGGCATTGAATACCGCCATCGGCGCCGTTGCCGACCTGCCGGTGACCGCCTCGGCCAACGCGGCAGTGGTGACCCTGACCGCCCGCAACAAGGGGACTATCGGCAACCAGATCGACGTGGCCGCCGAAGTGACCGCCAAGGGTACCACGGCCACGGTAGTGGCCATGGCTAGCGGCACCATCGACCCGGACGTCTCCACGGCCCTGGCCAAGGTGTACGGCTCCCAGTACGACATCATCGTCACCCCCTACAACGACCAGACCAGCATCGGGGCGCTGAAGACTCACCTGGACGGTGTCAGCGGCCCGCTGGAGCAGCGCCCGGGCTGCGGGGTCTACGCCCAGGATGTGGCCCTGGCCACCGCCACAACCCTGGCCGGACAGATCAACAGCGGCCGGATCGTGGCCGCCTACCTGCGGGGGACGAAGAGCGTCAGCTTCGAGATCGCGGCGGCCTTTGGGGCGGTGATGGCATACGAGGAGGATCCGGCCCGACCGCTGAACACCCTGGCCTTGACCGGCATCGCCGCTCCCCCCATCGACCAGCGCCTCTCCCGCACCGAGCAGGAGAACTGCCTGGCCAACGGCGTCACCCCGCTGGAGGTGGGACCGGGCGAGGTGACGCAGATTGTGCGCGCCATCAGCACCTACACCAAGGACGCCAACAACATCGCCGACGTGTCCCTTCTGGATATCACCACCATCCGCACCCTGGACTACGTGCGCAAGGCGTGCCGCGAGCGGATCTCCCTGCGCTTTCCCCGGGAGAAGCTTTCCAGCAAGACCCCGCCCAAGGTCAGGAGCGAACTCCTGGACGTGCTGAAGAAGCTGGAGGAGTTGGAGATCGTGGAGGAGGTGGACGCCAACAAGGACGGCCTACTGGTGGAACGGGATCTCCAGGACGCCAACCGGCTGAACGCCAAGATCCCCACCGACGTGGTCAATGGTCTGCACGTGTTCGCCGGGCGGATCGATCTGCTGCTGTAATTCAAAAGCAACCCCCCTCAATCCCCCCTTGTCAGGGGGGAGGTTTTGAAAACCTCCCCTGGCAAGGAAAACGGGGAGTTTTTAAAGCTCTCCCCTGATAAGGGGAGCGGGGAGGGGTTAGGAGGTTTACATCATGAGTGAATACGTTTCGGCCGTGACCCTGGAGGTCGACGGCCAGGAGATCAGCGATTTCAAGAGCGTCACCGAAGGTGGCCGCACCCTGCGCAAGCAGGTCAACCTGATGAATAAGACCGGCCACATAGGCGTCACCCCCCGCTTATCCGTGGATGTGGAGTACGTGGTGCCGAAGGACGCTTCCGAGTTCGATTTCGATAGCGTGGTGGGGGGTACCCTGACCATCGACAAGGGGAACGGCGTGCGGGTGCAGTACGGCGGCGTTGCGACTCTGGAGGTGGGCGAGACCAAGTACGACGGCGACAACGAGGCGACACGGCAGATCAAGTTTTCGGCCGAATCACGGACGGAGGGGTAAAGGATGACGGAATCAGGAATTTTCCCCGAGGGAATGCTGCACGAGGGGAAGGCATACAAGGATTTCACCCTGGATGAGGAGACCTTTGGCCATACCCTGGGGCTGATCAATGACCCCGCCATCGACGCGAAGCGGATGGACGACCCGGCCTACAACGCGGCGGCCCTGTTTTCCCGGCGGCTGACCGTGGAGGGGATCGCCAGGATCACCCCGGATGCGGTGCTGGGGCTGTCTGGTCCGGACGGCAACGAGCTGATCATGGCGTCGATCACCCTGGAATCCCGGAGGTTGCGGTTTCGCCGCGAACTCGAAGCCGCACCGGAGAATGGTGCTGGCGCTGCTGAAGCTGGGGCTGAGTCTGCCGGAGATTCTGCGGCTGCCAGTGGCGGAAGCCAACAGTCTGCTTGAAGTCTACGATGAGATCGTTAACCCCGACCAGCCGAAGAAGTACGTGGTGAAAAAACGGCCATGAATAGCAACCTGAAACTGTTCATAGAATTGATCGCCCGGACGTCCGGCCTGAAAACCGGACTGGACGATTCCGGCCGTGCGGTCAACCATTTCGACCAGGGTACCCGGCGGGCACTGGACGGCACCGGCCGGGCATTCAACCGTTTCAACCAGGGCGCCCGGCGGGCACTGGACGATTCCGGCCGTGCGGTCAACCGCTTCACCCAGGGGGCGAAGCGGGAATTCTCCGAGCTGAAGGGCGCCGTCGGCTCCGTCGGTGGCATGCTGGCCGGGCTCGGCATTTCCGTGGGGGCGGTCAAGGTCGCCATGGATTCCGCCGGGCTGGACAAGTCCCTGACCCAGATCGGCCAGACCGCCGGGGCCAGTTCGCGGGAAGTGGCCATGCTGCGCAGTGACCTGTTCCGCATGGGACGGGAATCGGGGCAGAGCATCGATGACCTGAAGGGAGGCTTCGATGCCCTGGTGCAGTCCGGCCTGACCATGAAGGAAGCTACCTCCACCCTGGACGGCGTCAACGTAGCCATGGCGGTCACCGGCGCCAATGCCCAGGCCCTGTCCGGCGGGCTCACGGTTGCGGCCCAGGCGTTCCAGTTCGACCTGGCCAAGCCGGGCCAGGCGCTGGAGCTGCTGGACAAGATGACCGTGGCCGGACGGTTGGGTAACGCCGAGTTGCAGAACTTGTCCGACATTTTCGCTCGGGTGGGGGTCAATGCCAAGTCGGCCGGGATGGATTTCGATAAGACCCTGGCCTTCATCGAGGGGCTCTCCAAGGGCGAGCGCAACCCGGAACGGCTGGCTACCCTGGCCGAATCCACCCTGCGGGTTTTCAACAACCTGAACTATCAGGGAGCGGCCCAGAAGGCCACCGGGGTGCAGTTCTTCGATGAGAAGGGAAACCGCCGGGAGTCGCTGGAGGTGGTCAATGACCTGCGGACAAAGTACCAGCAGCTTACCACCGACAAGCAGCGTGCGCTCTTCATCCAGGCGGCCTTCGGCAAGGCCGACCTGGACACCATCAAGGGCATAAAGGCCCTGATGACCGGGGATCTGCTCCCTCAGATCAAGCAATTCTCCGGGACGATCGGCCAGGCGGGGGGAACGCTCAAGCGGGACTTTGGCGAAGCCACCCGCAACCTGATCGACCAGACCGGCATGTTGAAGAACGACCTGCGTCAGGCCGCCGATGGGTTCGTCAAGCCGATCAATGAGACTATGGGGCTGTTCATTCAGTTCCTGCGCGACAAGAAGGAAAACGGCGGGCTGGAGCTGGACGGCAAAGACATGATCGTGGGGGGATCGGCTGCACTTCTCGGTACTATCCTGGCGGCTCGTTATGGGAGCAAAGGGCTGAGGAGTGTGGCGGGTAAGATGCTCTCTGGTGGTGGTTCTCTGGCGGTGGGCGTTGCCGAAGGAAAAGCCCTGCAGGCCGCTGCCGGGGTGGCCCCGGTATTCGTGACCAATTGGCCAGGTGGAGCTTCTTCATCGTCCCCTGGCGGTGGCAGTGGACCATTCAACCCCACGGAATGGGGGGGCAGCCCACGGACACCTACATCAAGTCCGGTGCCCAATGGCTCGAAAGCTATCCCCTATCTGATGGCTGGCGGCACAGTCGCTGCACCAGCCTTATTGACCACGGCAGTCGCAACGTTTTCGCGCTGGTTCGGTGAACGCCAGGCAAGACAGGAAGCAAGCTGGCGTTCCTCACGGGACCTGATGGATTTACGCGCCCGCCAGATGGTGATGGGTGGCGGACCACGATCATTTCAAACACAGGTCATTGACGCCGAACTGGCACGCAGGTGGCGGGATGGGCTTAACAAGGAGATAAAAAACGAGATTAAAATCGAACTCAACATCGACGGATCACAGCGAGTCATGTCCGCGACCCCCGGCATGAATAACAGAATCAGCGTCATGAAACGCGGCTCGTTCTTCGATGCCATGACCACCACGGCGGGGATGGGGTATTAACGGTGAAGAGTGAGACGTGAGGAGCGCAAACTCACCCCTTACCCTTTACTCCTCACGGAAAAAACAATGGCTGATACCTATTTCGCATACCTGGACAATACCCGGCTGGAGATGGAGACCATCGACGATACGTTCGAGAAGTCCATCGTGCGGCACGAGTTCCCCTTCCGGGACGGGGCGCTCCTGGAGGATATGGGGCAGAAGGCCCGGACCGTCCGGCTGCGCTGCTATTTCTGGGACGACGGTGGCGACCACGCCACCTACGACGACCACATCCTGCTGATCAACCACCTGGCATCCCGCGAGCTGTTCGAGCTGGACCACCCCATGTACGGCATCATGAAGGGGTGCGTGGAGTCGGTCAGCGTCCGTCACGACGACCGCCAGCGCACCGCCGAGGTGGATATCACCTTCGTGGAGAACCTGCGGGGAGAGATCGAGCCTGCGGAGCAGGCCGACGTGGAGGCCGAGGCGGAAGCGGCCTTTACCGATGTCCAGGAGCGGATGATGGACAGCTTCTCCGAGGGACTGCGGGACGTGCTGGGACCGGAGGCGGCGGGTATCCTGGACAAAACCCTGGACGCGTCCAAGGGGGTGCTGGAACAGTTCCAGAACGTGTCCCTGGCGGCCCGGAACTATCTGAAAAAGGTGGATACGTTCGTCTCCACGGTGGAATCGACCCTGACCGAGATCGCCAACCCGGCCAACAGCCTGGTGTCCACCATTAACTTTGGCACCAACCTTCCCGGCCGGGTGATCGGCTCGGTTACCCGCTGCGTCGAGCGCTACGCCAGGCTGTACGAGACACTCACCACCGCCCCGGCCCGCTTCGCCGACAGTTTCAACCTGGCCGCGTTGGAGCTGGAACGAGCCCTGGGCTTCGGGAAGAGCCACGTGAGATCCACCGCGGCAGCCCAGGCGGGGTACACGATGGCCACCCTCTACAAAGCCGATGAGGAGCAGCGCCAGAGCCTGCGCCGGAAGGAGAAAAACGCCTGTTTCGACGCTTCCGGAACCTACACAACGCCGGAAACGGCGGCACCGGTGATGAACGTGCGGGAGCTGGAACAGTCCCTGGCGACGACGCGGACCATGATCCAGCGGGCCGTTGACCAAGACCGGCGCCAGGAGGGGCTGAAAACCATGGCCCGCCGGCTGCTGGAGCATGTCAACAGCGTGAAGCTGGAGCGGGAGAAGATCGTGGCGGTGGATCTGGACAACGTCATGCCGCTGCACCTGGTCTGCCTGAAATACGGCCTCCCTTACAACACGGCCGAGCGGATCCACTCCATCAACCGCATCCCCAACCCGTCGTTCGCCTCCGGAAGGGTGTCCATCTATGGCCGATAGCATCGAACTGAAGGTGAACAACACGACCATCACCACCTTCGAGAGCTACACCGTGGAGGCGGACCTGTACACCGCCGACGACGCCTTCTCCCTGGAACTGTCCAACCCGGAAATAGAGATCAGACCAGGGCTGAAGTGCGAGCTGTTTGTGAACGGCACGCGCGAATTGACCGGCATCATCGACCGGGTGACGAAATCCTACGACAAGTCCGGGACCAAACTGCGGGTGGAGGGACGGGATCTGATGGGGCTGCTGGTGGACTCCTGCTGCACGAAATTCCTCGACGTACAGGGCAAGACGGTGAAACAGCTGGCGGAACTTCTCCTGGCGGATATTCCCTTCATCAACCGAAAAGCGATCGTCTACCAGGAGAATTTCGTGGGGCGGATGAAGGGGAAGAAACAGACCGTGAGCACACCGGCGGTGGGCTTCCTGGACACGCCCCAGAAGATAGCCCGCATCGAGCCGGGCATGACGGTGTTCGAGGTGCTCAAGACCTATGCCGCCAGCAGGGGGCTGATGTTCTGGGCCATGCCGGACGGAACCTTCGTCTTCGGCCGTCCCCTGGCAGGGGGGCAGCCGGCCTTTTCCGTGGAGGTCAGCCGGGAAAAGGGGAATGTGTCGGTGCTGGAGGGGGAGCTGACCCAGGACATTTCCAAGCGCTATTCCCGGGTGATCGTCCTCGGCCAGAGCCAGGGACACGAGGATCACGGTAGCGACGCGACCAAGGTGAACAGCAAGGCGACCAGGGATGACACAACGTTCCCCTTCTACAAGCCGTTCGTGACGAAAATGACCAATGACAGCCAGAGCCCACCCCTGCACGCCCGGCTGCTCCTGGAGAAACAGAAACACGACGGGTTCCAGCTGCAGTACCGGGCGCCGTTCCACTCCATTGGCGGCAGAAACTGGGGGATCAACCAGCTCTGCCGGGTGAAGGACGACGTGCTGGGCATCGACGGTACCTATCTGATCTTCGGCCGCATCTTCGAACTGTCCAAGAGTGGCGGCAGCACAACCCGGCTGAAACTGGGCTATCCCGGCGTCGTGGCGTAGGGGCAACCCCGTGTGGTTGCCCGTCTTTATGATTCGAAGCCCCAGGGCGGCCACATGGGGCCGCCCCTACGGGGCCGGAGGGGAGGGTATATGATCCGGGGCATCGTTACAGCGGTTATCGAAGGGGTGATCAAGCGTTTCTCCGCCTCCGGGCGTTCCGACGAGACCTTCGACAACCGGGAGTATTTCCAGCACTACGGCTTTACCTCACGGCCCCTCTCCGGCTCCGAGCTGATCATCATCCAGGAGGGAAACCAGATCGTGGCCATCGCCTCGGACGACCGTAGATACCGCCTGGCTCTGGAGAATGGCGAGGTGGCGCTGTACGACCATCTGGGACAGAGGATCCTGCTGAAGGCCGACGGCATCATGCAGGTGGTGGCCATCAACGAGATCCACGCCACGGCGCCCCTGGTGACAGTGGTGGCCAGCACGAAGATTGTCCTGGATACACCGCTGGTCCACTGCACCGGCGACATGAGCATCTGCGGCGGTTTCACCAGCTCCGGCAGTTACGGCTCCAGCGGCGGCACGATCCAGACGCCTGGTGATGTCATCGACGGGGTACGCAGCATGGCGGACGATCGAGCCATCTACAACGGCCACACCCATCCGGGCGATTCCGGCGGCACGACCGGCACGCCAAACCAGCAGGAATAACCATGGATTTTGCTATCGATATCGACGCAGCCACCGGCCTGGGAAGCATGACCTTCGACAAGGCCGACACTATCGCCAACAATGTCTGGCTGTCACTGATGATCGACCGGGGGTCCTGGTTCTTCACCCCCGATTTCGGCAGTCGGCTGTACCTGCTGAAACGGGCCAAGAATACGGAACGCACCGCGACCCTGGCCCGGGAATACTGCCGCGAGGCGCTCCAGTGGCTGCTGGACACGGGCAAGGCGACGGCGGTCCAGGTGTATTCGGAACGGGACCGGACCCAGGACATCCATCGCCTGAAGCTGCTGGTGGAGGTGACCCAGGCAAATGGCGAGCTGGTAAGTTTTCAAACCTTCGTGGAGGTGGTGTGAATGGCCTTTGAAAAGAGCTTTGACGAGCTTCTGAACGCGCTGTTGACCGACTACAAGAATCAGTTCCCCGAGGCCGACACCTCCCAGGGAAGTCTGATCTTCATCAAGTGCTCCGCCCTGGCAAGCGCTCTGTGGGGGCTGTACAAATACCAGGACCATATCTCCCAGCAACTGTTCCCCGATACCGCCGACACGGAGAATCTGGAACATCACGCCTGGGTGCGGGGACTGGCCCGCAAGGTGGGTGAAGAGGATTCGGAACTCCTCACCCGGCTGCTGGAATACATCCGCCGCCCACCGGCAGGTGGCAATCAGTATGACTACGTGAAATGGGCTTTGGCTGTACAGGACGTGAAGAGCGCCTACTGTATCCCCCTGGGACAGGGGGTGGGGAGCGTGGATGTGATCATCATGGCCGACGCCGATCTGACCGGCTCCGAGATTCCCTCCCAGACGCTGATCGACACGGTGAAGGCCTATATCGATGACGTGCGGCCGGTGACCGCCAAATACTGCCGGGTGCTGGCCCCCACATTCGTGACTCAAAATGTGACCATCACCGGCAGCGGGTCCGGATGGGATAAAAATGCCACAGCGTCGGATATCGCCGCCTACCTCTCGACGTTTGAGCCTAACCAGGTGCTCTATCGGTCGCAGCTGGTGAATTTCGCCATCCTGAACGGTGCTGAAGATGCGACCTGCATCACCCCGAGTGCCAACGTGGTCCCGACCACCAACGCCATCATCAGAGCGGGGGTAATCAGTGTCACATAGCGACATTCTGAAATTGCTGTTTCCTGCCGAATTGCAGGGGGTGTTTAGCGGCGACGTCGCCCTGGAAGGCAAATCCCTGGACTCTACCGCAACCCGCGCCGGGGACCTCTTGGTGGAAGGCTACGTCAATACCACCTATGAACTGCTGGAACGGTGGGAGCAGGTATACGGCCTGCCGGTTGGTCCGGACGATCCGCTGCAGGTGCGGCAGGCCCGTGTGCTCCAAAAGATGCGCGAGCTGGGGCGGCTGGATATTCAGTATTTCGTTCTGCTGGCGGCGTCATACGGTTATACGGTGTGGATTGACGAGTTGCACCCCCTGATGGCCGGGTGGGGCTATTGCGGCGAGGAATTGGGGGACGACGACAGCGACTGGTGCTGGCGGGTCTGGATCACGGCTTCCGGCGGCTATTACTTCCGGGCGGAGGAGTCGTGCGCCGGGGAATGCCTGTCATACAGCTACGACCGGATGCTTCTGGATCTGCTGAACGAGCTGAAACCGGCGGACACGTTTGTTGAAATACTCTTTGTTTAGGAGGCTTTATGCTGCGCATCCAATCAGTTGACAATCTATTTCATGAAGGCAATCCCTCTACCGGTGAAAAGGGCACCAAAGTCACCGCCGATTTCATGAACGATGTGCAGGAAGAGGTGTGCAACGTCATCGAGGCGGCCGGGATAACCTTGGCCGCCGGCAACCGCGACCAGCTGCTGGAGGCGCTGCGTGTCTTGACAATGCCTAAAATCGCGAACATTGCGGCTCTCAGGTTGATCACCGGCAGTGCGTCACTGACGGCCATTGAAACCCAAGGATATTACACTGCCGGGGATGGCGGGGGGAATTCGTTTGTCTGGAACCCCACCAGCGAACAGTCAGACGATGGTGGTTCTGTCGTTTTGCCTACAGGGCATGCTGGCGCTGGCAGGTGGTGTGCCGTCTGGGCAGACTCCTCCTGTGACGTCCGGCAATGGGGGGCCGTCGGTGACGGGTCCACAGATGATACTGCGGCCATGAATAAAGCGTTTTCGGGCGGATTGCGGCGGGTACACATACCATCTGGAGCGTATTTGATTAAAGGAACTCTATATTACCAGGATGGCCTAACCGTTACTTCGGACGGCACGCTTCTGATGGTGTCTGATAACGACTATGTAGTTGGCGGCGATGGCACCTACATCACAAACGAAGCCGTATTGATCCCCCCTGTAGCATTTGATACGTACTGCGTTGATTTACAGCTAAAAATACAATTTAATCGCACCGACGACACAGGTCCGTGGTATCCGGCCCGTTTTTTTGGCCTAAGAAACTCGCGCATTGACTTTGATATTGTATGCACGTCCAGCGGAACAAGCACTAAGATCTGCAACGTGGATTTTTACCGGGACAACAGAAATGTCATAATGTGTGGAAGTTATGTTACACAACAACGGCTGACCGTTCACCCCGGCGGTTTGTGGATTAGGGATATATCCGTTGATGACACTTCTTATTCGCAAATTTCGGTATTAGATGGCACATATATATTCAACGACGGTGCTGATGAATCTATCGCTTTTTTTACTCAGCTCAATGGCAAACTAAGAGGCTGCAGCATTGGAGCCGCCACGGTTGTTGGATGCGGCATCGGCATGGGCATTGTTAATCTGGTGGGTGATGCGGTAGCCGCCACAGATTTTGACGTGTCGGTAACCGGCACTCGGGTATATGTCACGGCTCTGCGGGAGGGGCAGGCTGCGGTAAAATTCACCAAAGCGAACCCCACTGTGACCGATTTACGAGTGGTTGTGTCTGGCTTGGCGGGTGACACTGGAGCATCATTTTATGCCGGAATCAGAGCCACTGAAGGTAGGGCAGATGGCCTGTTGCCCAATTTATTCGGTTGTACCGTTACATGGAACATGGCCACCCAGCCCACATCCAACGTAATTCTGTTTTATGGGAAGATGGTATTGAACAACTGCTATCCCAAAATAATGGGTGTCGGCTTGCCGCACTATGCCGCAAGGGGTGCCTATGAAATAAATGGGGGTAACTGGGAGGTTGGGGCAACCGTCTATGATTTGTCTGATATAGTGTTTTTGCGTTGTTTTAGACCGTCAGGCATGACCTTTGATAATGTAACGTATAGATATGGCTCAGAAAAGTACGGGATACTGTCGCCCACCACCGACTCCAACGGTCAAATTGTCATCACCCATGACCTGTACGATAACCCGAGGTACATGGATGCAAAAATCCTTAATAATACGCTCTATGGGATTGATTTGTTGTCATATACATCAACCACGTTTACCGTCAGAGTTTACAATAAGTCCACAAATGCATCTGTGGCGTCATCACCTGTTTCACTTATATGGAGGGCGGCGGCATAG